GGGCGAAGGTGCTGTCGCCGTCATGCGTAACATCCCCGCCCGCCACTGCCGCAACGAAGAACCCCACGGCGTCGCCGAGGCGTCGGCTGCGGAGGTTCGTCACGAAGTCGGCCACCCGGTCTTTGCCGTAGCGGCCCTCCCACCGGTCGGTGAGGTGCTCGATCTTCTGCGGGTCGGAGTAGATGAGTCCGACGTTGAACTTGTCGAACGCCTCCATGACCGCGGCGTCGGCCAGCTCGAAGTCGTGCTCGTAGTCGTCCCCCACGCCGGCCGGGCGCTCCAGGATGGCGAGGGGCCACTGGTGGAACCCGTCGACCGTGCTGGCGATGATGGCCAGCGCGTCCTGGTAGCGGGCGCCGTCCACGCCGATCGAGATGAGCGTCCCGTCGGGCACGACCGTCTCCGGGTGGGCTCCGTTGCGCCAGGCTTCGAGGTCGAAGGCGACGTCTTCGCCGGCATGGACGCGATTCAAGAAGAACCGTTCGGCCTGGGCCGGGTCCCGCTTGAGCAACGCCTCGATCTCCACGTCGATGCGGTCGAGGTCGACCCAGCCTTTCCACGTCTTGCCGTTGCGGACGGAGTCGCCGTAGGCGTGGCGCATGGCCTTGCGCCGCTCCGCCCGGTTGCGCACCGAACCACCGATCGGGGCCGGGTAGTCGACGTACACGCCGACGGGGTTCTCGTAGGTGTCCTGCGCCACCGAGTCATCGACCAGTGCCCACGCGTTGGTCGTGTCCATGAACCGACCGCCCATGCCGGAGAGGTTCCTGCGCTGGTTGTCGGCCAGGCGCTTGCCGCCGTTGCGCTCCACCCACCCGTGGCCTTCGTCGCCCAGCACGAAGGTGACACGCTGGCCGAGCCGTGAGAGGGCCGAAGCGGTCACCGGTTCGATCAGGCCACCGCCCGGCAGGTTGATGCGCGTGAGGCCCGTGTCGGGCAACTCAGCGTCCAATGGGCCGAAGCGGATCATGGGGAGCAGGGCGCGGTAGACGTTGGCCGTCTGGTCCTCGCTGATCGCCGTGATCTGCACGTGCGGCGTCGGCCACGGCCGCCCGACGGGACGTCCATCAGCGTCCCAACCATCGGGCAGGGCCGGGCCGCAGGACTCGAAGAGGATGATGGCGGCGCTGAAGGGCCCCTTGCCCCACTTCTGAGGCCGCACCAACAAGGACCCCCGCTCGTGGTGGAAGCGTGGCCCGGACCACTTCATCGACCGGCCCGTGGGCTGGAGTCGGTAGTGGTGGACCAGGAACTTGACCATCTCGTCGGTCAAGCGGAACGGCTCGCCGAGCTGGTCGCCGTCAGGGATCACGCACATCTCTTCGATCCATTGCCAGGCGACGATGCCCAGGGTGGGGAAGTCGAGGCCCGTCTCTGCCAGCTCGGCGTCCGCTCCCCGCCAGGCCATTCAGTCCCGCATGCCCTTCAACCGGTTGCGGATGTCGGTCACGTTCGTGTTGCTGGCCGCATCGGCCGGCACGGGCTCATCCGCTACGAAGGCGTAGTGGAGCTTGGCGGCGGCGGCCGGCGTCAGCCCGAAGGCATCATCCATGCGCAGGATGAGCGGCAACAGGCGCACCGCGGTATCGGTCGCCCGCTGGTCGCCATCGGCGTCGCCCTCCAGGGCGGTAACCCACTGGTCTTCGAGCTGCGCCCGCTTGGCGAGGGGCTCCATGAAGCTGGCGTTCCACGTGGTGGCCTGAGGGGTCGACCAGGCCCATTTCCACCAACGCCTACCCGCGGCCCCCAAGCGCACCGGACACTTCGGCGGCGTACCCTGCCGGCCGGTGATCGGCAGTCGGTGCGCGGCCTGAGACGCGGAAACGTCTCGCCTGCGACGACGTGCGTCCGATGGCTTGGGGGCCGGAGAACCCATCAGCTCTTGGTGGTCCTGCCGGTGGACTTGCTGGCGCCCTTGGCCTTGGTGGGCGTGTCGCCGGAGCCGTAGTCGTCGCCCTCCAGGGAAGTGGCGCCACCCTCGACCGGGGGCGGTTCGGGCTCGGGGCGGTCCTTGCCGGAGTACTTCTCCGTGGCCTCGACGTTCAGCTCGGCCTGCGTCTTGCGCTCTTCGATCTGACGGGTGCGTTCGGCCTCGATCTGCTCGTCCCGGAAGCCCTCGGCCTCCGGTTCGGGCAACGGTCCGGTGCCCGGCGTACCAGGCAGAGTCGGGTCACTCATTGGCGGTATCTCCCTTGGGTGGTGCCGCCCTCGTGGCCCGACTTGGCTCTATCGCAGTCGAGGCAGATGGGCGCCAGGTTGGATGGGCGGTGGTCGTCGCCGGCTATCACGTGGTCGACCCGGGGGCCGTAACGGCCGCAGATGTGGCACGTGTAGTTGTCCCGGCGGAGCACCTGGCGGCGCAGGGTGTTCCAATTGGCCGGGAGCCGCTGGCGCCGGGTGGATGAGGCGTAGGGGGCGGGAGCGTGGGTGTCGCAATAGGTGGTGGACACCAGGACCGGACACCGGGGTTCAGCGCATGGTCCCCACTTGCGAGGCACGTCAGGGACACCTCTCACCACTAGCCGTATACGACGGGTTATAGACGCTGAGCGCCTGCATAGCAAGAGCCCTTAGATAAGTCGATGGAGTGAGGCAACAAGGAGGGCGCTAGCGGTAAAGCCCTGGTCAGAGACTTGAGTTGCTTGTCTCAACATGCTTAGTGGGGTAGGTAGCTGTATTTGGTAATGTTCCATAATACAGGGGTCGACAAGGCTGTATTTCAGTCCCTCCATTCAGCGGAGGCCTGGCCTCAACGGTCGTCAGCGATAGGCCATACGGCCTACCCCCCACGGGTGTAAACGCGCGGTAATAGGGCCAGCGACCCATTGACTTCCGAGGTCAATAGGCTCGATGGCCCATTCTCATCTCACCCAAACAGATGAGACCGCGGGCCGAGCACGAGCACGACGAGCACGAGCCGACGAGCACGAGCCCGATAGAACGGCCGCTAGCTGCAGCGTTAGCCTTAAGCCCGCGCACCCAACGCCCGAAGGGGAGACATGCCCAACACGCCCTTCACCTCCACCGCCCGTATCCGCTTCGCTCTTGACGCCCTGCACACGAGCCGTTCCATCCGCTTCGCCGTGGCTCGTATCGCAACACGCACCCCGCCCTGCAGGTGACCGAGGCCGAGACCACCTATCACCGGGCTTACGTCGCGCCCTGCAGGCCTCGACCCGATAGCCCGTTCCCTTCCCTTCCCCACACTTCCCCTTCAAGGAGACTTCCCGATGAGCACCTACTTTCTGGCCACGACCGACGGCAACCGCTTCACCTTCCCCGCGGCCGACGAGCACGAAGCCCGTTTGCTGGCACGACGAGCCCTTAAGGCGACCGGTAAAGCCCTGCAGTACCTTCGGGCTTACGACGGCATCACGAGCCGCACCCTTCCGTTCTAGCCCCACCTAGCCCGAGCCCTTCCCGAGCCCTGCAGCATCAGCTGCAGGGCTTTCGGGGTGCCAGACACGGCACCCTTCCCAACAGTCAAGGAGACTTCCCGATGTCCGAAACCATGAATGACCCAGAAGCCGGTACCGAACTTCACCCGTTCAACGTGCTCGACCTTCCCAACGTGCTCGACCGGGTGGAGACTCCGATCCAGCTGCAGTTCGGTTCCGATGTACTCGACATCGTCAAGGGTTGGTTCCGCTGGAGTGGCTCGTCGGTCGACGTGCTGTTGACCGACGATCAGACGATGTCCCTTGACGGCTCGGTCATGGTCGAGCTTCTCGGCCCGGTCGAGGTGCTCGACGCCGATCGAGAGGTGCTCTGCTATCACACGCGGGACGGTGAGGTGCTCTGCGCCGACCATGGTGCCCGGTGGGACATCGGGGTGACCGACGGGGATGTCTACCCGATACTCAAGGACAACGGCGACGGTATCGAGGCCGTCGGGTACTGCTCTCATGTCTGGGCGGCGAACGACCGTGGCCATAGCTTCTGTGGTTCGTGCGGCACTCCGGTCGAGCCGAAGGGGCACCCCGATAGCGGCTTCGTCGGTGAGATGTTTGAGTGCTGGAACTGCAGGGCACACGCGGTCTACGTGGACGGCGCGGGGTGGCAGCACGTGGACGGCTTCGATTACGTCACCGAGGGGCACAACGTCACGATCAAGGGCTCGGCGGTTCACCGTGAACTGAGCGATACGCCCTTGACGATTACGGCCATGGTCGATGCCACGCCCTACCGCTTCACCTCCACCCGCGGGTATGTCTGCTACCTCGACGTCGCGCCGTACGAAGGGCGTGTGCTCGTGCTCGACTCATCCTGGGACGGCGCGAACGATGAGGCCGAGAGCCACTTCGATGAGGTGCGCGAACGGTGGGTCGCCGAAGTCATCGAGGCCGAGAGCATCGACACGAGCACGGCCGAAGGGCTCGAAGCGGTTGAGGCCGTTGAAGCGGACTTCCGTGCCGCCCTGCAGGTTGTCCGTGTCGACCTCGACGCGGTGGAGTTCACCTCGAAGCGGTAGCCCGTTCCCCGAGCCCTAGTGTCCCTTCGAGCCCTGCAGCTACCGCTGCAGGGCTTTCGGGGTGAAAGCCCTTCCCATCAGTCAAGGAGACTTCCCATGATCAACGCCCTGGGTGACGACATCAGATTTACCGACCGGTACCGCACGAAGTACGACTCCGCCATGGCGGAGTGGCTCGACTCCGGTCCCGAGCCCGACGAGAGCACGGGCTCGGTTGAGTGGCACGGTCACGTCTCGCGTTTCGGTAAGAGACTCCTGCACGAAGATGACCGCGGCTTCGTTTCGGTCGAGCGTTTCGATACCGAGGCCGAAGCCATCGACCGTTTCGAGACCATCGACGCGGAGTATGGCGCGTGGCTCGATGACGACGAGCCCGAAGACGACGAGCCGATGACCGACGACGAGCCCGAGCCCGACGACGAGCCCGAAGGTTGGGTGCACGCGCCGGCGCGGGACGGCGCGGGGTGTTCGTGGTGCGGCACCTGGGCCATGGTGAACGGCGACGGTATGTGCCGTGAATGCTTCGAGGCCGATGACGAGCCCGCGCCGGTCGAGCACTCCGGGATCATCTGCCACGACGGCACGGCCGTTAATCTCTCGCTCGGGGTGCCTGGGTGCCTGCAGGCGACTCCGATCCCTGGGAGCCGCTTCAACGACTGGGTCACGAGCCACAACCGCGCCCTTGACGACTACCGCCACAATCGCGCCCGTCGGAACGAAACGGCCGTGCTCAGTCTGGCCGCGGGCATCCTGCAGTACTGCGCTTCGCACGACTCGATGGGCACGGGCGATGATGTCGACTGGTACGGCGCGGAGCACGTGCTCGTGCCGCTTCTCGATGGCTTCGAGAACGCCCTAAATTTCGACCTCGGTCGGCTCGACGGTGGGACGTTGTCGGGCTTCGGTCACGCGGTGCGGAACTCCTACGCTGGAGGGCTCGGGGCATGAGTCGCTTCTCAGTCCAGCGGTACACGACGAAGAACGACACGAACGGCAACCCGCGCCGCGTGTGGGTCATCCGGGACGAGCACGGCACGATCGTGGCCACGGCCGACGAAGGGTACGAAGGGCGTATCCCTGCTGCTCGTGCCCTGCAGGCTCTTGGCGCCGCGATGCAGGAGAACTACCTACAGCACGGCTGGCCACTGTGTTGGCATCACGACGATGTCACCGATCTAGGAGACGTCGACGTCTCACCCGGTGTCTACCGTCGGATGATCCGCTACCGGATCGGCGACGCTACCTAGCACGAGCCCTACAACTTCAGAATGGTCAAGGAGACCACGGCACCCCGAAGGGGACGGCCGTGGTCTCTTTGCTTTTTCGCCCTGCAGCTACCGCTTGCAGGGCTTTCGGGGTGAAAGCCCTTCCCCTGCCTACCGGAGTCGACGTGCACGAGCCAGAACGGAACCCAGCTAGGGCTCGTGCCCTGCAGGCTCGTCGGCTCGTGCGCGGGACGGCACGGCCTGCAGGCTCGTCGGCGCGGCTTTCGCTGCAAGCTCGTGCTCTCCTACGAGCCCGTATCGACCTACGAGCCCTTGATCTGGTCGATGGCTCGTCGGTACGGCCTGCAAGCTCGTGCTCGGGCTCGTCGGCCGGCCGGCTCGGCCTGCAGGCTTCGAGCCCTACGAAGCCCTACGAGCCGTGCTCTCGACCGTCGGCACCCTTCCATGCCACCCGGTCGGTTGAAGGGCTTAGAACGGCACCTAGCGGCTCGTCGTGCTCGTCACCGTGCCCTGGGAGCCGCTGGGCGGCTCGTGCGGCTCGACGGTCGGCCGCTGGGCGGCTCGTGCTCGTGCCCTGCAGGCTCGTGCTCGTGCTCGACGGCTCCAGAATGAGCCATCGGGCCTACCCCGTCCGGGCTAGGTCTTTCGGCCCGGGTCATTCGACCTACCCCGCTTGGGGGATGGACAAGCACCCCGGCGGGAGGGCCAGGCAGGGGCATAGCACAGCACTAGCACGGGGTTTTTTCGGGGTTTTTTCGGACCGATTCCGAACCCGATCGACCAGGATTTCCTGGCGAATCTGACCCTGTCGCCGGCCGGCGGTTCGGAGTGCCACTCCACTCTCCGCCTGTCTTGACAGCCACCGACCGACACGGACTAGCTTGCGCCGCCAGACGACGGGGCATCCACCGTTGTCAGGGTGGGCGCCGGGATCAAGCGGGCGTTGTCATCTGCTGTCGGGACCGGTGCGCCACTGGTTGCGGCCCTCCACATGGGCCGCTCCACCGATCGCTGGGCGGCGTACCCCGGCGCCCGCCTGCTGGCCATGGCGGCCAGCATCGCCCCGTACATGGCGAAGGTCCGGCGGACGGAGCCGAATACCCGCCCACCGGACCCTCAGTGCCGTCGACATGGGCATGGGATGCCACGTCGCCAGCGTCCTGCTCTTCAACCGCTGGCGATCCTAGGTGCCCACGGTGGCCTCGTGGGGGATGGCGCCGGCCACCAGCACCTCCAACTCCCGGCGACACCGGTCGGGCTCTACGGCATCCACGGCCTCGCGCACCACCCCCGGGAGGTGCACCCCGGGGGTGATGCATGAGGGGACCTCCCCCAGGGGACTTCCCCCACCTAGTGGGGATCTCCCCCACCCCTGAGACGCCAAGACGCCCCCCGGGAAGGTGGGGGGCGTCTCGGATGTTCCGACTTGGGTTCTGCACCCGGCGCTGATGCTACCGCCCTCTCACACCCACGGGTAGGCGTCGAGGACGTGGCGCTCGTCGGCCGTGAGGGTGTTGACGTCGATGGCGTGCAGCGATGCGTTGGGCGGGTTCTCCGGCTTCTGCACGGCGATGAGCCCGACCCGCTGCAACAGCGTCACCTCCGGCGGCGAGCCCATGCCCAGCTTGTGGGGTTTGCCGTCCTTGAGCACGAGCGTGAACTGCCCGCCGGGGTCGGTGAACAACACGGTGGGCGTGCTATGCGTCGCCAGCTTGGAGACGATGGCGTTGCTCAACATGGAGCGCATCTGATTCCAATCGGCCTCGGTCATCTCATCCTCGTTTCCGGGCGCATGCCCTAGCAGTGGTGCCCGATCGAAGTAGCCCGTCGGGTCGATGTTGACGCCCCCGTCCCATAGCTCCAGGTGGGCGTGACTGCCGGTGCTGGAGCCGGTCGAGTCGATGGTGGCGATGGCGGTGCCGGCGGTGACCCAGCCCGACCAGACCTGGGTGGAGCCGTGGTGGAACGACTTGAACATGTGCGGCCCGTCGACCACCCACGACCAGTTCCCGGCTCCCCCGGGTTCCGTGCCGGTCGTGACCATGCCGTCCCACGGGGCGATGACGGGGACCCCGCTGGGTGCGCCGTAGTCGACGCCGCGATGGAACGAGCCGACCGCCCCGGTGATGGGGTCGACCCTGGACCCGTAGCCCGACGTCTTGGGAAAGCTCTCCAACAGCGGGAAGTAGGTCAGCTCCCGCATGTCAGTCGCCGCCCTCCTGCTGGATGGGGATGTGGACGGTCGTGCCCTCGTACCGGTCCCGTAACCGCTGGGCGATTTCGGTGGCCTCGTCATAGGCCAGTAGCAGGGTGACCAACAGGGCCGGCCGGGCGATCTTGCGCAACCGCTCTTCGGCCTTGCGCTTGTGGTGGTGGCCCTGCGCGTCCTCCCACTCCTGGAGGGCCATGCGCAGGGCGTTGAGTTCAAGAGGCATCGGCGTTCCCCTCGGGGATGGCGTAGAGCGCCGCCTGTTCGTCGGCCGTGAGGGTGGAGACGTCGAACGCGGAGGGGCACGGCTCGGGCGGGTACTCCGGCTTCTGCGGGGCGACGAGCCCGAGCTGCTGCGCCATGGTCACCTCGGCCGGCGAGCGGAACGTGTAGCGGTGCAGGCCGTTGCCGTCGAGCGAGACAGTGAACTGGCTGTCTTTGTCGGCGCAAAGCACCTGCGGGCTGGAGTGGATGGCCAGCTTCCCCACGATGAAGTTGTTGAGCATCGTGCGCATCTGGTTCCAGTCTTCGTCGGTCATCTCGTCTTCTCCATCCGCTCCACTGCCGACACCCCACAGCCAGTAGGGGTCGTTCACGAGCTGGTTGTTGTGATCGCATGAGTCACCGAGCACGAACCCGATGGCCTGGTAACTGCTGGCGTAGGGCGACAGCACGAGGTCGTAGCCGCCGTCGTGGATGGGGGTACCGGGGGCGGTGCCCGGATAGGACCAGGCCCCGCACTGCCAGGAGTCGGGGAAGAACGCGCACTCCCCGCACAGGTGCTGCATGACCGACGCGCAGCCGTACGCCCGCACGGGTCGGCCACCCACCGACAGCACGCCGGAGAAGTAGGCGGCGATCGGTCCGGTCAGTTGGCTCGACGTCGGCTGGAAGTCGACGGCGTAGAAGATGGGACAGTTGCTCGGCGCCCCGATGGCGTCGGCCTCCCGGTTGGCGGAGTGGGCATCGTTGACCCCGGCGTTCCACCCGTCGAGCGGCCGGGAGGCGGTGGTCTCCCAGATCAACCCGATGCCCAAGCCAGCACCTTGGAGGCTGTTGCGCTCGGTGACGGTGATGCACCGGGAGTCGGTGCCCAAGTAGCGCATGACGCCGTTGGCCCCGTAGTCGGTGATGGACGCCATCGAGGGGCGGGCGTAGGAGTAGTCGAGGCTGGCGGGAAAGGTCATCGCCATTGGCGGCTCCAAACATCTATGTCGGCCGGCACGTCCAATGTAGGTCGGTCAGACCGCAGAGCAGGGGCTGGCCACAGGCCCGGCACTTCGGCGCCTTGGCCGCTCGCTGTTGGGCTTGACGGTCGGCGGCCTGGATCTCTTTCCACGGCCAGTCGGCGACGGGTTTCTCCCCGATGAGCTGACGGCCTTCCCACGCTTCGCTCGGCGTGTCCCGTCGGGTCGGCGGGCTAGGCGGGGGCCGGTCGTGCTCGGCCATTACGAACCCGCAGCACGAGCTGCAGTAGGGCTTGCCCCAGTGGGAGAGCACGAGGGGCCGGAAGGGCGTGTAGGGGATGTCGCAGCGGGCGCAACGGGCCACGGGGCCGTGCATGGCCCGACGGTATGTCCCCAGGCTTATGCCCATCTGAAGCTCTTTAAGGGGCCGGTCGTGGTGCCGATAGACGGGCCATGACCGAACACCCATTGCCCCCACCCCCTGCCCCACGGCCCCGCTCGATCTGGCGTCACCCCGTCACCATCGCCGCCTACGTCGGCCTGGCCCTGTCCTGGTCCGCTCTCCTGCTGGCGGTCGGCTCGGCCAGCGCCACCTCCACCCCGCCCACCACGCTGGCCACCACGGCCAGCCCGCCCACCACCGCCGCGGCCACGCCCGTCGCCCCGACCACCTCGACGGCCCCGCCGACGACGGCCCCGGCCCCCAAGGGACTGCGGGACGGCACCTTCGTGGTCGGCACCGACATTGAGCCCGGCACCTACCGGTCGACCTCAACGGCGAACTGCTATTGGGCTCGCCTGCGCAACTTCAGCGGCACCGGCAACGACGTGATCGCCAACTGGTTCATGACCTCCGGCTCGGTCATCGTCACCATCGAGGCGACCGACGTCGGCTTCAAGTCCGAGCGGTGCGGCCCCTGGGTTCGCATCGGCTGAGACCATGGGCAATGGCTGAAGAGCCGGACCGGGGAGGTGCATCCCGGTCCGGTCTTCGGCGCGTCTAGGTGAAGAACCACACCCGCTCCGCCATCTGGCTCTCGGGCTGGAAGGCGGCCAGTACCTGCGGGGGCACCGGCCCCCGGTAGCGGCGCCGGACGGCGACCACCTCGATGTGGTGGTCGTCCTGGGCGTAGAACGCCGGACGCCGGCACCGGCCGAACACGTACAGGTCGATGACGCCCTCATCGACCAAGACGCCGTAGAGGGCGCGGTAGTCCGTGCCGTTGATCCCGTCGCCGGAGGCCCGGTCGAGCCACGCTTCGGCCTCGGGGTCGGAGCGCAGCCCGTGCATCCACCAGGCTTCGGCACTCAGCACCCACCGCTCAGCCATCGCCGTTGCGCCGCCGTCGGGCCACGATGCGCAACAGCACGATGGCCTCGTGGATGTCATCGACCCGGCCGAAGACCAAGGCCACGCCCAGCGCCCCCACGACGTACCAGCCGTCGTAGAGCACGGCCACGGCCATGAGCAGGCACGCCAGGCCGACGGCCTGCATGACCACGGCAGGGATGGGGTGGTCGAACAGGTTCCGTTCCTCGTCGGTCATGAGCGCCCGCCCTGCAGCGCCAGGCGCGGGTCGTCCGCCGACCCGTTGCTGGCGATCGCCCCGACCCCGTACGCCCCGCCCCGGCCCTTGGCCACGGTGAGCACGTCGGGGAACGGGTAGACCTCGCCGTCGGCCGTCAGCATCTGCGGGAACTGCTCGCGGCGGTCCTGGCGCCGCCATGACAGGAACCGGGACTCCCGGCTCATGATCCACAGGTTCCACGCCTTGACCATGACGGCCAGCTCGATGATCCGATCCGACACCGCCCCGGGCCGGCCGGCCGATGTCATCACCCGGTCCCGCACCCGCTTGATGGGATCGTTGGTGTCCAGGTTGGCACCCGACTCGATGGCCTGGCCCCACGCTCGGGCGGCCACCGGGTCGATGACATTCATCCGGTAGATGAAGGCGAAGAACACGCCGGGCTTGCCGGCCTTGAGGGCACGCTTCCAGCGCATGGCCTCAAAGCCGTGTTCCTCGCAGAAGGCGTGAGAGTCGAACCAGGCGTTGAGCTGCGCCACGGTCGGCGACAGGCCGGCACCCGGCCCGTTCAGGTCCTGGTCCCATTTCCAGGCCAGGGTCACGCCAGCCTGGACGGCCACGGTGTTGCGCACACCCCGGGCCTTGAGCTGGTCGCTCCAGGATCGTTTGGAGCCCGTGTCGGTGGCGCTCACGGCCGCTTCGGTGGCGCCGAGCACGACGTTGGCCACGATGGAGATGCCGGTCTGCACGACGGCGGTCAGGCGGTGCTGGCCGTCACGCAGCCAGCCGTAGCGGTCGAAGAGGATCGAGCCGGTCTCCATCGACCAATTGCCTCCGAGCAGGTCGGCCTTGCGTTGGGCCAGGGCGGCCTGGCGGATGGACCGGGGATTGCGCATGCGTTCCAGGACGGCGGCGGCCAGGCCCGGGGTGATCGTGTAGAAGCCCACGACCGGGGTCGGGTACTGCACGGTCTGGCGCTCGGCGTCCATCTTGATCTGGAGCGGCGGGTACAGGGTGTCGGGCATCGGGGTTCTCCTTAGTTGCCGGGTAGCGGGGGTTCGTTGAAGGCGGCGACCCACGGGGGCACGCCGGGGTCGTCTCCGTCGTGACGGCCGGTGCCGAGACGGGCGCCCATCTGGTGACGGACCTGGCGCCAGTCGGCCCCCACCGCCGCGGCGTAGTGGTCGCACAGGATGGCCAGGGCGTCCTCGCTGGGCTCGCGGGCATTGCGCACCTGCTGCACGGCTTTGAGCAGGTCGTCGGGGAATGGCTTGGCCTTGATGAGCTGGTCGGCCAGCAGTTGCATGGCCTTGCCTTGCTCACCGAGCGTGCGGGCCGTCGTCTTGAACAGGCGGGCCATTTCTTCAGGTTCGAGTGGTTTCACCGGTGGTTTCTCCTGTCGTCGCAGGAATCACTAAGCACAAAGGTACGTAACCAACAAATCCCGAACCCTTGTTCACGTTCTGTTGGTTACGTACCAATGTGCTATACGATTCTCAGAGGGCGGAAAGGGGGTTGATCTGGTACTTCGGGCCGGGTGGACGGCCACCTCTGGAACTCGGCTCCGGCTCGGGCAACCGGCGGATATGGCCTGTCCCTTCAAGCATGTCTAAGGCCGGCTTCAGGTCTTCGACTTTGGGCATGCGATATCGACACGCTTGGTGAGCTTGTCGGCGGGAGAACATCGCGATGTCGGCGTCCTTCGCCCACCGCATGATCGCCCTGGCGTTGTCCTGCACCGGGCCTTCGCTCATCGTCTGGAAGGCGTGCAAGGCGTGGATGCACAGGTAGTCGCCGATCTTGATGGCGTCGTCCACGAGGCTGGCGCCGACCGGCCCCCGCAGGTCTCCCCGCACGTTGGTGGCGAGGTACAGCAGGCCAGCGATGCGGGCTACGTGGCCGACGATCTTGCCGGCCCAGTCGGCGATGTGGGCCAGGTCTCCGCCGGGGTCACGCAGGCGCGGCTCGATGCTGTCCTGGTAGCGCATGAGCGCCGCGGTGGCCTCCGGTGTGAACGCCAGGGGCAACGGGTCGGTCCATTCGGCCAGGGTGGCGACCAACGCCCGCATGTTGGTGGCGAACAGCGCCTCCACCTCGGCCGGCACCGGCTCGGGATCGGAGCGCCGGTAGCCGACGTTCGATGGCGGCACCGACCACAGAAACCGACCGAGCAGGCCCCGGCCCCGGGCGCCCTCGATGGCCAGCAGTTGGGACAACACCACGGGCTGGACGGTCAGACCCAACGTGAGGGCCGGCTTCTTGACCAGTTCGGGCTCGCGGCCCTTGCGGTCGACCCTGATGCGAGAGCCAACGTGGGCCTTCAGGTAGACGGCAAGGTTCGGCCCCTTACTGGAGTACCGGCCCGCCATCATCGAGAACACCTCCCCCTCATCGGAGAACATGGCGATGCGCCCGCCCTGCTCGGCCATCAGCGACGTGAGGGCTTCGGGGGTGGCGTCATCGACCAGCAGGCGGGGCATGGTCGGCACGGTGATTGCCTCCGCCATCAACGCCTGTCTGGCAGCGAAGTGGGCGGCCCCATCCTGGGCGCTGATGCTGGCCTTCTCGGCCTCGATCTGCGCCTTGGCGGCGGCGGCCTTGGCGATCGCCAGGCGGATCTTGGCTTCGGCCACCTCCGGGCCGGCCGCTTCGATCGCCGCCTGCTCGTGGTCCATGAGCGGCGCGGTGACCCGCATGAAGACCGGCGTCTTGCGGGCACCGGGGGCCATGGCAGTGGCGGTGTAGAGGTTGAGCTGTTCCTCGTAGCCCGGCTTGACCTCCACGTACGCCCTGGCCCCTGCTGCGGTGGCCAACGCCGAGAGGACCAGCATGGCGGGCAGGTCGACGGGGACCTGCACGGCCTCACCCATGGCCACCACGTAGGCGTTGATCCACGGCGGGAACCGGTGGGCGGGGAACACCGGGGGCTTGCCGGTCTGGCCGAGGGGCACGGGCGGCTCCCAGCCGTCCCCGTTGCTGCGGGCCTGGCGGGCGATGTCCTCGGCGTAGCGGCTCATGCGTGGTCGTCCTCCCGTGTGGCGTGGGCGATCGTCTCGCCCACCTGTCCGGCATCCAGGCCGGCGTGGTCGCCGAGTTCGATGAGCGCATCAACCACGGCGGCATCGGTGCCGTGCTCGCCCAGGAGACGCCCGAAGGCGGCGGCGGCGGCGATCACGGCTTCGGCGACCGCCACGCGGCGGGCGTCGGCTTCAACCAGGGCGGTGACATCCACGTCGAGCCCGTCGAGGCGGTCGACCAGTTGGGCGATGCAACGCCGGGCGTCAGCCACCTCGATCACCCGTCGTAGCAGGCTCTCGACGGGCGTGCCCGACTGGGCGGTGACAAGTTGAACGAGCCAGCTCAACTCGACATCAGCCATCTCGGCGATGACTTCGGCCCGGCCGATGCAGCCGTGCACGGCCAGTCGGGTGTCCTCTTCGAGCCAGTCGAGCTTCAGGTCGGCGTCGCGGATGGGCGGCACCCGGGTGGCGGCCTCGATCACGTCGAGGATGCGATGGTCGTAGATGTCGTCGGGACCGACCACGTCCCAGATCCACAGGGCCACCTGCCGGTCCACGATGGCGGCACCGGCCAGGGCGCTCTCTGCAGCGGAGTCGAGCGGAACAAGATGGGCCTGGTCGTGGTACGACCAGCGGATGCTCATGGCCGATCCATCATCTGGTGCCAGCGGCGATGGCACGACCGGCACAGGAGGGCCACCGGCCACTTCTCCGCTTCGGACCAGCCAAACACTGCCTTGGGTGCCCAGTGGTGTTCTTCCACGCCATCGGTTGCGCCGCACCGTTCGCACGCTTCGCCGGTCACCCTGTCCTTGGCCAACGGGAACCGCTTGGCTTCAGCCTCGGTGTAGGGCAGTGAGTAGCTCATCACCCGGCCGCATGTCAGGCACCGGTGCCTTGCTTGGATCGACCCCGTTCTGAGCCGGTACGACACGATGTCCCAGCCGTCGGTCGCCGGGCATTCCTGGCGACCGGCATAAGGACCGAGGCTGCTGTCGGCGTGCCAGTGTCCGTATGACCCCTGCCAGAAGCCCGGCACCCACGACCGGGGATGACGCCCCGGTGGCGGCTCGCCGGCTACCAGACCGAACAGCATCACGGGCTCCTTACGTCGGAGGGCCACGGCACCCGGCCGGTGCGGTGGTACAGCTCGATCTCTTCGATCGTCGGCAGGCGGCCCCAGCGGCGCACGCACTCGTAGCACCAGCGACAGAGCAGGGCCGGCACCGGCAGGCGGTCCCCGACGGTCGTGGCGTGACGCCGGGCAGGGTGGGGGGCGACCCACCGCTTGCCCCCGGCCGGCCCCACCGTGCGGGCGCAGGACTCGCAGCCGGGGTCTTCCACCAGGCCCAGGTCGCGGCGGTGGCGTTGGCTGACCCGACTCGGCACGGGGTAGCGGTTCAAGATGACGCTGGCCTTGGTCAACGCGACGGCCGCCGCCTTGAGTGCTTGGTCGAGGTCGCGCTCATCGGCCACCGCCTGGTCGGGTTTCATCCCGGCGAAGACGGTGTCGTGGCGCATGGTGGACCCCGGCCCTTCGTAGGACCGGGCTCGCAGGTTGCCCTGCAGTTCCCGCATGCGGCCCATGACGGTGGTCCCGTGCTCGACGGTGTCGAGGATCTTGGCGACCAGGTCGGCCCGGGAGGTGAGGGCCTGGGCCAGTCGGATGCGCTGGCGGTCGTTCACCAGAGGTGACCTTGCCTCTCTCGATTGGTGCGGTTGATCGTCTTCGCCCCGTGACGGCTTTCACTGATCCGCCAGCGGGCCAAGCGCAGGTAGTCGCGGGACAGGTCGAGCCCGATGCCGTAGCGCCCGAGCGCGCGGGCGACCATCGGGACGGTCCCCGTGCCCACGAACGGGTCGAGCACGACAGCGGGGCGGGTGGGGGCGAGAGTGACGTCGCAAGCACAGGCGTAGCCGGTGATGGTGGCCTCGGTGGAACCTTGAAACTCGGTGCCGGCGCAGTAGTCGCCGGGGGTCTGACCGTCGGGGTCTTCGGCGTATCGCCGCGGCGCCACGTTCCGGTTGCGAACGGCCAGCCCCTTCTCCACCACCGGCCGCCGCCCTTCCCGGCACGCCGTGCAGATCCCGTTCGGTGTCCACCCCAAGATCAGCCGGCGGGGCCACTCTTGGGGGAAGGCGGCGAAGTGGTCGACGCCGATGTGGTCGGGGACGGTGAGCGGTTCGGAGGGGATCGTCCAGACGGACCCGGGGAGCTTGCCGAGAGGGTTGTTCGTGCGGACGTCGTAGCGGTGGTGACCTTCGCCGGCATCTACCGCTCGAGCATGGTGCTCCGTGCCGTCCTGCCGGGCCGTGAACACGATCTCGGACTTCTCCCTGATCTCATCCACCGCCGCGTAGTACCGCGGCCCTTTCGTGAAGTGGAACCAGGTCTCATGCGAGCGGCGCACCCGGTCGGTCACGGACTCGGGGAGCCCGTTGGGTTTGCTCCAGACGATCTCTGCCCGCAGCGTCCATTGGGGGCCGGGGTCGGGGCGGTACGTGTCGGGGCAGGAGAGCCCGAGGGCGAACCTCCACGGCAACCCCTGCAAGCTCTTATCCCGGTAGGAGTCACCAAGGTCGACGAAGGCCGATCCCGTGGGCTTGAGCACCCGCCAGCACTCGTCGCTGACGGCCCACAGTGCGGCGAGGAAGTCGGCGGGGGTGGGCTCCGATCCGATCTGCCCGTCGTAGTGTTCGCCGTCGTCCTGGTAGCTGCGCAGGGCGAAGTACGGCGGGCTCGTGATGATGGCGTCGACCGATGCGTCGCGGAGCGGGATGCGTAGGGCGTCACCACGGATCAGGGCGTAGCTCAAGGTCCGTTTCCCGTCACCTGCGCCAACAGATCCCGGTACCGGCCTGGCATCGCCTCGGCCTCGACCCCGGCGGCCATCAACAGCACGAGCCCTTCGAGCCGTTCCGCTTGGGCCTCGACGGACTTGAGGCGGCGGCGCAGCTCAGTGGTGCCGTCGTTGGGCATGGCGATCATGCCGACGCCCTGCGCTCGCGGTTGACCATGTCGATGACCGTGCCCACGGTGCGGCCGGGGGCATTGGCCATGCGGGTGCGCAGGCGGGCGATGGCGATCCCGAACTCGTCGGCCTCGCGCTGCGCCGCCAGGGCGTCCTCATCGAGGCGGTGCTGCGCCGTCTTCAGGTCGTCCCAGTTGGCGTCGATCGTCTTCTTGAAGCCGCGGCCGGGCATGGGCAACACGGCGGGGAGGTTGAGCATGTCGAAGGTCACGATGGTCTCCTAACGTCGGTGAGGGAGGCACCCGATCCATCGGGGCCGGGGATCACGTTCGTGGCGCTCGGGACTGACTAGCGCCAGCCAGCCGGCACCCACGCCGGCCTGCAGAGCGGAGCGGGCCTTGCGGGCGGAGATGCTCAAGGCGTCGGCCATGGCGGGGGCGGACACCGGGACCCGGCTATGGCCGTAGGCGTGGACCATCTCCCACGTCCGCACGTCGATGTCGGCGGGCACGTAGGTCAGGTCGCAGCACGACACCTTGGGGTCCTTGGGCTCTTCGGGCGGGTACTCGACGAACAGGCTCATCGTCGCCTCTTGGGCACGAGCCCGACCGCGGGCGTCCTCATCCACGGCAACAGGGCGTTGCGCTGGGAGATGGGCAGGTCCACGATCGGCACCTCCAGCAACGCCCACCCGACGGCCCGCAACCAGAGGGCGTCGGCTTCGTTGTCGTTGTGGCCGAGGTAGCCGAGACGCTTCTCAGCGGCCTGCACCATCTCCGTCTTGTTGGCGTGACCGTTGCCGGTGGCGAACTTCTTGAGCGTGTTGGGCGGGATGGCGTAGAAGCCCCAGCCCCGGTCGTAGAGCGCGGCCCGGATCATGCCGGTGAGTTGCGCCTGTTCCCGGTTGCGGTCGTGGCCGTCGAAGGCCAGGGCCTCGATGATGACCAGCTCGATGTCGGGCGGCACGCAAGACAGCACGTGATCCCGGATCTCCACCATGCGGTCGAGCCCCAGGTTGGTGCCGCCCACGGCCTTGGGCTTGTACGTGCTCACGAGCCCTTCGGGGATGGCCACGCCCGTAGCGGTGAGCGACAGGTCGAGACCCAACACGACAGGGTCACTCATCGCCGGACCACCGAGCGGTGCAGTCGGGCCAGCAGGGACGGGGACCGGCCCAACGCCTGGCCGATGTCATCCCATGAGAACCCTTCCTCTCGGGCATAGCCGACAAGGTGGGCCTCCTGCTCCCGCAGGAACCCGTTGAGGTCGCCTAGGGCCGTGAGGGCCACGATGGTGGACACCTGCGGGTCAAGGGTGGTGCGCAGCATGTCGGTGAGCGAGCGTCGGATCATGACTCCCCCTTGGCGAACCCGATGGCTTCGCCCGTCTCGGTGTGACTGAGCACCCCGGTGTCGGGGTCGAAGGTGATGTCGCCGGCCGCCATGGCTTCGAGCGTGTCGATCAGGACCATGCCGGTGTCCCGGTCGATGTCGCCCCGGGACACGAGCCCGGGGGAGCCGAGGGCGGCGCAGATGTCGAGCGTGACCTGGCGGCGGTAGTCGTCTCCATCGGTCGGGGTGCGCTCGCCGATGCCGAACTGCTCGGCGATCATGGCGTGCACCTTGGAGCGCATCTTCGGGGTCATCGGGTCACCTGGTCGGCCGGAGGGAGCAGGTGCTGCAGGTGCTGCAGGTGCCCCACTCCCCCCGGTCTCCGCCGGTTGGTCGGGGTGGGAGCGGTGCACGAAGCGCGACGCCCCCGGGGACTGGTCGGGGTTCTTGATGAGCGCCTCGGAGCCGTACTCCTTGCCGCAGACCGAACAGATCTGCGGGCCGACCTCAGACGCCTTGCGGGGGGCTCGACCGGTGGCCGGCAACGGGGCGGCGGCGTTGGCCCGCTTCTTGGCCGGAGCCTTGGCCTGCTCGTGCTCCCGCACCTGCGCCTCGACGGTGAGGGCCAGCGGCGCCTCGACGGGAGCGATCGGCTTCCACCCGGTCGACGGAGCATCGAGGGCCGACAGGTCGTCCACCGAACCGACCGCCCCGAAGCTGTTGGCCGCCAACTGGCGCACGCCCTGGATGCTCACGTCCAAGTCGATGACGGGCACGGCGAACTTGAAGACCTCGGCCTTGCCGTTGACGAGCTTGCGCTTCTCGCGCTGGTCGAGGCGGAGACGGGCGGGGACGATGGAGCGGACGCCGGCCAACTGCTCGATGAGGTCGATGGTCCCGGCCAGCTCCACCGCGGCGTTGTAGCCGTGGGACTCCAAGCGCCACGTGCCGAGCCCGGCCAGGTCGGGCAACAGCACGGTGAGCCTCGTGGTGGCCTTGCACGCCCGGTCTTCGGGGTCGCAGTCGCAGGGGGCTTCACGGATCGAGTCCCGCTCCCCGTCGCATCGACGGGTACAGAAGCCCTTGGCCCACTGCTCGTAGAACTGGCTGTAGCCCATGTCGGTCGGGTTGGGGGGCAGGGCGATGCGCAGTTCGGAGGCCGTGGAGATGGCCTCAAACTCGGGCTTGCCGTCGTTGTCCCACGCCTTGGCCGTCCCGCCGTAGACCTGGGCGGCGGCCTCGATGACCGCACGGTCAGGGGACGTGAAGCGGAAGCTGTCGATCTTGCGGGGGGCACGCTTGCCCGAGCGGGTCATGACCTGCACCCCGATGCGGATGCGGCCGACCTCCCGGAAGCGGCGCTGCAGGCCGATGATGGCCATCTAGTCCTCCTGCTCGTCCCTCGGCCAGTTGACCTCGAAGGCCATGGCGTGGACCTGGTAGACGATCTGCGCTACGGCCTTCAGGTGGTCATCGAAGGCGGGTAGCTCGATGCGGACGGAGTAGTCGGCGATGCCGCCCAACCCCTCCACGCTCAGGGTCAGGGTCACGACTTCTCCGGCGGCCACGGTCAGATCACGGTCGGGGATGTAGGGCGCCGTCTTGTCCTTGTCGAAGTCGGCGGCGGTGACGGACTCAATCGGGGCCATAGCGGCCTCCTTGGGCAAAGTGGGTTGCTCGGCCGGCGGGGGCGGCAACTTGGTGGCGGTCGATGTGCGGGTCATGACGGCAACCCGGCGAACGGATCAGTTGCGTCATGAAACGCAGCGGGTGGGAGCAACGGGTTCCCGATGATGCTCTTGCCGATGTCGAGCACGAAGCGGGCGGCGTCGATGGTGTGCAGGAAGTGCTCGAAGATGGATTCGTCGCAGCGCACCGGGTACACGCCGTACCGCTCGGGCGTCAGGTAGATCACCAGGCCATGCGCCACCTCGGGCACGGCCACACCCAGCTCCCGCTCGCTCTCCGACAGCAGGTAGTACCGCCGCTTGAACTGCTCGACCTGGCGGGAGCGCCACACGGCGGCCAGGTCCCCGTAGCGGTAGGCGGCGAGCTGCAGGGCCACCTCGGGGTACGGCCCCTTCACCTGGCCCCGACCGTCGAGAGAGTCCCGGCTCGTCTTGTAGTCGATGATGTAATCAACCCCATCAACACGCAGGAACCCGTCGCAGGTGCCGGCGTAGCCGAAGGTCGGGCTGAAGATGGTGACCTCCGCGGCGATGTACTCGGGTTGGAACTCATCGAGGAACCGATCGAACTGCACGAGGAACGGGCGCAGCTCCTTGTCGTTGGCGTCCTGGGGCTCGTAGCGGCCGTGGATCGCCTTATGCTCCGCCGCCTTGTGCACGGCCTTGCCCAACTCGCTGGCGGACCGCAGGCCCTTGCCCACCCGGAAGCGGGCGTTCTTGAGGTATTGGATGGCCTCATCCCTGCCGTCGCTGGCCAGGATCGACTGCACGGTGTCGAGCTTGTCGACGGCGGCCTCGGCCGTCTTGATGGCCGCCCACGGCACCAAGGCGGGCTTGTCCAGGCATCCGATGATCGTCGTGACCGACCAATACCGCTCGTCGGCGACGTCGGGGGCGACGAGCCGGGGCTCTTCACCTATGAGGGGCAACGCAGGCGCGTCGGGCATGCGGGTCACCTTCTTTGTCGAGTGGTCCCTGCGCCCGACGCAGCCCATCGCGGGCGGCGGAAGTTGCCGGCGAAGGCTCCGTCCGGGGGGGAAAGGGGAGGGGCGGAGCGGACTACGTCGAGCGCAGGGGTGGGGCCGTCAGGGGGGATGTGCCGTCAACGCCGACGAGCGCATCGAGGTCGACGGACCGGGCGAACCAGCGCCGGCCGACCCTGACGAGAGGCAAAGGGAACTCATCACGGGCGATGAGCCGATACGCCGTGTCCCGGGAAATGGGAAGGCGCTCGACGGCTTCGCCCAATGAAATGAGGCGGGGAGTAAATTCCACGGAGGGTGAAGTTGCCGTGCAGTTCCCCGCGGCGATGCGGTCCTTCACGGCAGGCCCCCTTGTGGGTGTAAGCGGACGCCTGCGGGACGCTCCGTGTCGCTTGGACCGTCCCCAGCAGGCTGTATCCGACTAAAGCCGCTTGTTTCCCCTAGTGCAACCCCAAGATTGCATTCAGACTTGTAGATAGCATGAAGTCTCTACCCCAAAGTAAGACATGACTCAGAAGTCACCGACTTATTGACGTATTTGTCCGGTCTTTGCCGTTGACATGGGCGATAGAGCGGAAGCATGGACACCCCCAACCCACCACTCTCCGCACATGTACCCGACGACATGCCACGCGAAGAGGGGGCCTTCGTTCTCGAAGACCCCCTCGTGCGTGAACAGGTTGCAACGATCCTCCGCCGGGGAATCGCCCGTGCCGATGCCAAGCGAGCCCTCAGGGCAGATGGCGCCACCGGGGGTCAACCCGGCTCACGTCGAAGCGGTTCCCGCCCCGAGTAGCAGGGTGGATGACGACCTGATGCAGCACGGCCCGCAGGATGGTGCGCTGTTCGGCCAGCGTCAGCTCGTGCCAGCCCTCCAGCACGTGGTCGGGGTCGATCTGCCCGGTGGGGGGCGGCAACTGGTCGAGCGCCCGGGTGGCCTTGGCCTCCCGCTCATCGAGTGAAGCGGCGTCCTTCATCCACGTCTTGCGGCTGATGTCCCCGCTGTCCTTGGCGGCCTGGTTGAGGTCCCGCTCGACCTCGATGTCCTCCAGCTCCCGCTTGAGCCGCACCCGGTCGGCGCCGTGGGCGTCCTTGCGGGCCAGCCACTTGCGGAACTTGGGCTCGGTGAGCTTCACCATGAGCTGGGCGACGACATCATCGTCCACGCCCTTGACGCTCACGCTGGTCCGGTCGCACCCGCCCCTCGACGTGGGGCACAGGTACATAGGGGAGCGGCCGGCCCGCACGGAGCCCGACAGGGTCGTGCCGCAGTGGGGGCAGGCGGCGATGCCGCTGTTGAGGTAGCGGACGGGGTTGGTGGTGTAGCCCCGCTTGACCCGTCGCCCGTCCCGCGTCTTCACGGTGCCGGCCGTCTTCAAGAACACCTGCATCCGGTCCCACGTCTCGCGGTCCACGACGGGGTCCCAGTTACCCTCGCCGACGATCTCCGCCTTGTAGACGCGCAGGGCAGTGACGGTAGGGGCACGGAGCAGGGCACGCACGGTCGTGGGTCGCCAGACGGCCCGGCCCCGCACGGTCGGGATCTCCCGGGCGGTCAGGTCAGCGGCGATGGCGTTGATGGGCTCGCCGGCCAGCACCCGCTCGAAGATCTCCTGAGGGACGCCGGCCACCTCTTCATCGGGCACCAGGGTGGCGCCGCCCCTGGTCGGCCGGGGGCCACGGACGTAGCCGAAGCACACTCCCCCGTTGGCCTTGCCCTGGCGGGCCAGGCTCTCCTGCGCTCGTCGCACGTTCACGCTCACGGTCTCCCCGTAGTCGGAGTCGATGGCCAAGTCGATCTTGGACTTGATGGCCTTGCCCCGACCGATGTCGACCACGCCGCCCTTGCCCCAGCAATGCCACTGGTCGATGCCGGCGGCCAGGCAGTCCTGACGGAGCTTGGCCCACTCCATCTCGTTGCGCAGGAACCGGGCCTGAGATTTGCCGACGACAGCCCCGACCTTGCCGGCCCGGATGTCGGCCCGCATCTGGTTGAACGCCGGGCGTTCGGTCTCCGCGTGCGACGCCGAGATGCCGTCGTCGGCGTAGATCCGGTAGGCCCGACCCGGCCATAGCCCGGTCACGTAGTGGACCCCGCCCTCGTTCTGGTTCCCGACGGAATCGATGGTTCCGTTGGGGTTGGCGGAGTAGCGGGAGTAGATGGCGCTCGGCAGCTCATCGAGCACTGTCTGCGGGTCTGGATGGAGGTTGGGGAGCTGAGAATGGTTCGGCATGCCTTGTACCATACCGGGAACGTACACACGAGTGCAAATGTCAGCCCTAGGTGACAAGGCCGAACGGCCTACCAGCCGGTGTCCGGCATGGCCACCACGCCCTCGATGGCCAGATCCTTGCCGGTCTCCGCCGACACCGTCTCCCGCACCCGGGTCCTCAGGTCGGAGCTGTCCCAGGGCGCCTCGACGTCCACGAGGGACCCGTCGGACAGCAGGTACCGGTAGGTCCGGCGGCGGAAGTGGGCGACGTAGTGCCGGTCGGCCACGGCCTCCAGCTCGATCGGCACCGGTCGGGGCACAGGGGGTTGCTTCGCCGGGGTCATGTCCCGGGACCTTACCCCGTGGCAGTCATCTCCGTCTCCACCCACAAGGGTCGGCTAGCGTTGCCCGATACCCCCAACGTCGCCGGAGGACATCGTGACCGAACGTCAAGCTCTGCACGCCTACCTGACCACGGCCTCCCATCAGGGGTGGCTCGACTTCGCCGAGGAACATGGCATCTCGGCCACCTCGATCTGCGAGGTATTGGGCGAGGATCTGGCCGACGCCAAGCTGACCGGTGACGACCGCTTCCTGGACCTGGTCAAGCGAGCCCGCAAGGTCGACGCCTCCCGGAGGCGCAGGGCGTGAACGACGCCCTGACGGTTCTCTCGCTCGTGGTGCTGGTGGCGGCGGCGGTGATCATCCTGCGCTGGATGGACTCCACTCGCCGGTGAGGAAGTAGCGGCCCCCGGGCGCGGACCCGGGGGCCGCCGTCGCTCGCTCAGAACCCGACCGTTCGCTGCGGACGGGGAGCGGCGCTCTAATGCGTATCGCCCCGCTCGCCCAAGAGGGTCCGCAGGGCCGTCACCCGACGTTCGGCCGTCTCGGCCCGCATGTGGTTCATGGACGCTTCCCGCCGGGCGTTGTCCCGTTCGGTCAGGGCGTACACCAAGGCGTCGGCCGGGCTCTCCGCTTCGATGGCGGCCTTGAGGCGATCGTTCTCGGCCCGGATGATCTTGAGGTTGGCCTCGGCCACCGCGGTCTGCTGGTCGGCGATCTTGGCCGATGCGGCCACCGCCTTGAGTTGCTGGCGCAGCGCATCGAGCCGGTTCCGCAGTTCGGCGATCTTGTCGTCGGCGATGTCCAGCTCGGCCTCGGCCGTGTGCCGGCCGTCCCGCTCTTTGGCCAGGTCAGCCCGGAGCTTGGCTATCAGGTCGTAGGCGTTCTCGGTGTCGCTCAATCGAACATCCCCTCCAGATGTGCGGGCAAAGAGATGGCGCCCCTGGTCGGCCAGCGGGACACTTCGTCCAACAGCTCGTTCACGTCCTTGGCGCCCATGTAGCCGGCGACCCGGGAGCCGAGCAGGCCGTTCTCGTTGATGACGCCGACCTCCACCGAGGTGGGCTCTTCGTTGATGCGCTCGCCCCACGTGTCGTAGTTGGTGCCGTAGTTGCCGGAGCCCCACACGATGCTGACGCCCCAGCCGGACTCGAACCACACCCGGGCTCGGCGGATGTGGAACCAGCGGTGTTGGCTGAGTTCGCCCAGGATGGTCCCGTGGTCGATGGTTTCGCTGTCGATCTCTGCGGGCCATGTCCGGTCGCCGACGGCCAGGAGTTTGTCGCCCACGGCGTGGATGATGACGCTCATCCCGGCACCACCGCCATGTCCTCGTCGTCGTACACGTGCACGTCCTTGGCGTAGAGGACCGACTCGACCAGCGGGCCGACTTCATCCCACGTGCCCCCGGCCAACCCGCAGCCAATGCGGGGCATGACGATCATCCGCTCGTCGTCGTCGGCGAGCACCCTCAGGCATGCGGCCAGAGCGTTGATGTCGAGGGGGTGACGGTTGACGGCCGTGCGCAGCCCGCGCTGGGCGACCATGTTCGCGACCCATCGGCCGTGCCACGGTCCCCGGTTGACCTCCCGGCCGACGCCGACCCATTGGACGGCCCCGAGGCGGAACTTGAGCGACCCGTGCACGCCCTGTCGTGCCCACCGCTGGTACTGCTCTTTGGCCCGGGGGTAGCGCGTGGCGATCTGGCGGGCGAAGCCAGCCCCGAACGCTCCGGTGTCGGAGACGATGTGGGCGATGACCAACCGGCCGGACAGGTCGGGGTCGGTGGCGTCACCTACGTGATAGGTGACCGTCATCAGGTGGCTCCGCAGTTGGTGATTCGTCCGTCCCGCAGCTCGTGGCCGTTGACGGGCTGGCCGCACTGCGGGCAGGGGCCGCTGTTGCACTTGGGACAGATGGCGGCCAACGCCGTGCCGTCCTCGATGAGCCCACCGTGGTAGCCCTCCGATCGGGCGACCCGGTGTAGGTCCCGCAGGGTCTGGTCGGGGAACTCCATGCGGTCGCCGCAGATGATGCAGGCGAAGGCGGCGGGCAGGTCGGAGCTGGGCATCGGTCGCTGGCTCACTTCAGTCTCGGTAGGTTGCGCCGGTCGGTGGCCACCATCATCTCTTTCGCACGGGCTCGCATCTCATCGAAGATGTTCACGCCCCGGCCTTGGGTGTTGCCATACAGACAGGAGTTCATGAGCTTGTCGAACTGGTCCTGCACGTGGTCATGCGCCTGCTTCGTGGCCTGTTGGATGGTGTCGGCGTAGCCGGCGAGTCCTTCGGCGATGGCTTCGCCGATCAGGTCATCGACCCGCTTCTTGCTGGCGGCCTGTACCTCGGCCAGCACCCGCCGGGCGTCCTTCTCCGCTTGGCGCCACGCCTGCGTCGCCTCGTGCGCTTCCCGGGTGGCCGCACGGGCGTCGGCAGTGGCCTGCTCTAGGCGGGCGATGACCGCTTCGAGGTTGGCGATGCCCTCAGCCATCGCTCGCCTCGCTGCACTTCCGGCCCCGGTCGGGGTCGTCCTCGGTCCACCCGCCGCACGCGCAGCACGACTCGTAGCCGCCCGTCGCGATGTGGTCGGGGCAGGTGTAGAAGTCATCGAGCCGTTCCCACGGCTCACCGCCGGCCTGGTCGGGGTCATACCTCGGCGAAGTGGGATCTATATCACGAGACTCAGCATCCACGACATCCCGGCCAGCGCCACCAGCACGCCAAGCCAAACCAGGATGAACCAGCGCTGACGGTTCGTCACGATCGTCCTCCCGTTTGTCGCCGGATGGGGCGCCGGAGGTTCGCGCTCCGGCGCCCCGGTGATCGGCGGGTTCGACGGCAACCGTCAAATCGTCGTCGCCCACCGAGTCCGATCGGCCCATACTCGGTGTTTCGTCGTTGCTGAGACTCACGGATGATCCCTCACCTTCTCCAGCGAGACGCGCCACCGGTAGCCCAGTCGACGCGCCCAACGGTCGAGCGTGCGATGGTCGGCGCCGGCCCGGCAACCCATCACCTGATTCAAGTGCTTCGGGCTAACACGCAACAGGTGCGCCATCTGCACTTGCGTGAGCCCGCACTCAAACTGTGCGCGGCGAAGCTCACGGGCCATCGTCTCGCCCAGCGACGTGGGCGGGGTTGGTGAGTCAGACACCATCGCCGCCCATAGTCGGGCTTCCGTCAAGCTGGTCAAGCAAATCCGACATAGCGTCCAGGGCGTCGGACGTGGCGACGGTGGCACCGGCAAGGCGCTGCGACATGGCCTTCACCTCGGCCTCGTCATTCCAGTTTGCGGGCTCGTCCACCTCCCTCGCCGCCTCACGCAGACGACACACTTCGCGCACCGCATCCACGACCGCCCGTAGCCGGTCCCGTTCGATCTTCGTGTCGGCCAACTCGGCGTTGACGTCATCGGCGATATTGCGCCAGTCGTCGCGGTCTTCCTGCAGCCGGTCCCGTTCGGCGAGCAGATCGGCGTAACGCTGGGTGGCCTGGTCGACCTCATAGCGCAGGTCCCAGAAGTGCACCACCTCGGGCTGATCGTCGCTCACGTGTCCTCCCCGGTCGGCAACCTCCGATGCTCCACCAGCCGCTCCAGCTTGTTCTCGGCGTCGATGAGGCGCCGGCCGTGGGCGAACAGGGCGGCGTCATCGGTGCCCGGGGCGGTCTCCTGCAGCTCGTAGAAGACCACGACGGCATCGACCAGAGCGGTGGCAGCCGCCAGACAGTCCTCGATCTCGGGCTCAACGCCCAACACGGCGGCGAGCTGGGCGACGACCGGGTCGGGGATGTTCACTCGTCGTCGCCCTCGTCGTCGTCGTCGTATCCACGCAGCGGGTGGACGTCGGAGGTGCGCAACACGTCGCGCAACCGGTCGGGGAGGGTCACCTCGACCGCTTCGAGGGTGCGCTCACCTTCGGGCACCTTGGCGATGTGGCGCAGCAGATCGGCGACGTCAGCCGGGTCGCCGCTCACGCCACCATCGAACAGCACGTAGGACAGGCTCCAGGCCAGACCGAGCGATACCTGTCCGGCCATCTCCCAGGAGAGGCCGGTCAGCTTCTCCCACTGCGGGTTCAGGACCACGCCCCAGCCGGCCATGCACGCTCTCGTGCCACAGGCCGGGGGGCGGCCGGCGACATGGCCGGGACCCCGACTGTCGTCGTTGTTCTCGACGTCGTCCACGAAGTAGTACACGCCCTGGTCCCAGCTCTGAGGCGTGAACTCGACGACGTCGGCGACAGCCAGCAGCCGGTCGGTGGTGTTGTTGGGTAGGTCAACCATCATGGTCTCCTAGCTTGTTGAGACAAACAGGTCAGGCTTCTTCATCGAGGGGGATGCGCTTGGTGAGCACCACCGCCGTGTAAGCCATCACCGCGGTGAACCCGATCAGCCACCACCGCTCCCCCCGGGTGAGCCCGAACAGGAACACCACGAACCAGATGGTGGCGACCCACGACCAAACGGCGATCCACGCTCTGCGATGCGTAACTGGCCAGTCGATCGGGCTACCCATCGGCCGACCCCGGTTTCTCCACCAGCTCCGGGTAGGTGTCGGCCAGCATGCGGGCGCAGGCCCCGTGGCCCCACAGGGCGGCGCTGATGAGCCCGGCCCACCAGGTGATGGCCAACAGCCACCAGATGTCACTGGTGGCCGACCAGCCGGCGGCCACGCTCGACACCAGCACAATGACGGCCAGGCCGATCTGGAAGAACCGGCCCGGCACCAGCACGATCCTGGCGGTCATCGCACCGCGGGCTTGGCCTGCATGAACTTCTCGGTGGCCCGCAGGTTGTTGAGCTGGCGCTCCCGGTTGGGCGCGTCGGCGCTGGCCTTCTGGATGGCGGACAGGTTGGACTGCGCCACCATCAGCGCCTTGCGCATCGCCTCGATCTCCTTGGCCTTGGCCATGGCCGTCTCGGTGAGGTCGTTGACCTTGCGGCGCAGGCGCTGGTTCTCTTCGAGGGTGGTCGCCAGCCGGTTCTTCTCGGCGTCCCGGTCGGCCGCTTCCTGCGGGTCGACGCCTTGGCCGATCTGTTGCGCCAGGCCCAACACGGCCTGCATGGCCAGGCTCTGGATCTCCAGCAGGGCGTTGAGCGGGTCCGTGCTGGACACGACGGCCAGCGGGGGCAGGACCGGCTCGATGGATGCCACGGGCGGCTCTACGGGCACCACGGACAGCTCTGGCTTGACGTTGGGATCATCAGGCCGGGGCTCACCGCTGGGGCCGGGGTGGGGCTTGGGTTCGGGCTCCGGCTCGACCGGTCGCGGTCCGGTGCCACCGGCCTTGGTCAGTTGCTGCTCGATCCACTCGTCGTCGTTGCTCGTCGTCGCCACCACGGTCGACTCCACCTTCACCCGGGCCGGGGCGGGCTTGGGGGGCATCTGCTCGTCGGTGAGGTTGAGCGTGATCCGGTAGGTGCGCTTCTCACCCTTGACCCGCTCGATGGCCCCGGCGTAGGCGCCCCGCTCTAGCTCCCGGATCATCGCTGAGGGGTGGGAGCGGGGGTGGAGGGGCGTTCCCATCTCTTCGGCGTGGGCGATGACCTTGGCCATCGCCCGGCCCCCTTGCTTGTCCTCGGCGACTCCGCCCATGTCCTTGAGCGCCCACAGGAACGCCGGGATTGACTGGCGGGTCTCGGACCGGGTGTAGAGCGCCCACTTCCACGGGCCGCGCTCCACCTGGATGTTCAGCTTCTCCGCTATGGCCATCACTGCCTCCTTGGGTTGGTGATCTAGTTCCTAACAGCGCAGCAGTCGCCGGTAGCTCGGTTCGATCCACACGGACAGCCCAGCGAGAGAGCAAAGAGCAGGCCCAACTCGCCGTGCGGGCCGGGCGCTTCACCCAACAGTTCCACCTTGTTGCCCGGTCGTATCAACGCCGGAGGCAAGGGACTGTGCCGGCGTTGCTCGAAGGCGTAGCTGGCGGAGCGCGCATAGGGACCGCGACCGGCCATCTCGATGCGGTCGTCCCACACGACGACGCGACCCTCGTAGTGGTAGGTGCGAAAGATCGAGAGGGGCGGGCCGTGCTCAGGCACGCACGTGATGTGGATCGCCTCACAAACCGCAGGGTCGCCTGCAGCGAAGCGTCGTCCTAGATCACCGGGCAGGGGGTGCGCATCCGGGTCCAGCTCGTAGTACACGTCGAAGCCGAAGAACACCCGGTCGGCGTCGGAGAGCAGGATGGCGCAGGCCATGAGACCGGCGGCGGCCGTGGTCTCTCCGGCGAGCAGATGGGTGTCGATGAGCTGGTGGCCCCGGGTGGTGAGCATGACGTTGGGGATGTCGGTCCCGATCCCCTCGTCGGCCACGAGCTTCGTCTTGAGGCCGGCGATGGATCGCTCGGCCATATGGTTCGGCTCCATGGCGAACCACCCTAGACCGTTGGCGCTCCCCATGTCGTGGATCGCCAAGTATTCAGCTCAAGCTCAGATCTGGCGAGCTGCAGCCGCCCGTCGACCGCCCGGCGGGACGCAGAGACGATATCGACCAGCGTCGAGTCCGTCGACAGGCTCTCCAGTTCGGCCACGTGGCGCTCCAGGGCCTTGACGCGCAACAGCCGGCCCGAAGGCCGGCTGTCGTAGGTCCCTTCCCGGAGACCTCTCACGCCGCGGGAGACTTCCCGGTCGACCGCTGCGGGGTTGATGGTAGCCGGTCCAACTCCTTGGGACTTGGGCCATCCGGCTCATCCGGGGTCATGACATGGGGGTGGTGACCTAGAAGTCGAGCGCCGTCGGGATCACTCGGATGCTGCCCGAGATGCTGGTGAGCTTTACCGCCGTCCCGGTCGTGTCGAGCTGCATGACGAGACTGACCGCTGAGCCTTTGACGGCGGGGCCGAACTTCCATGAGAACGGCGCACCGCAGTAGAAGAAGTCGCCCGGCGCCCGAGTGCTGACGTATTGGATGGGATTTGTGGCGGATGGCGTTGAGGGCGCCGGCAAGATGGTCACGATCGCGGGCGTTGCGGGCGATCCGATGTTGGGGTCGCACCGCACGATGCCTTCCAAGATGATGCTTCCGTTGAACGGCATCGTGAACGAGGTCTGCGGCAGGTTCTGGGGAGAGGCGGCGCCGATCGTGCCGCTGTAGGTATTGAGGAACCACCGCTGCATCGGCTGGTCCGGCGGGGCCGGCACGACAGTGGCGGCAACCCATCCGGTGTTCCCGGTGCCGGTGCCTTTGCGCCAGACGCACGTGACGGTGGTGCCGTCGAGTTGGCTGTAGAGCGACCCCACGTTGGCGGTGACGACGCCTTCGGGTGAGCCGTTCCCGGAGAGCCACGACGTACCAGGTGGCGCTGAGCCGCCCGAGCCCGCACCGTTGACTGCTTGCCACGTGGTGCCGTCCCACACCTTCATCGAACCCATGGCGCTCCGATCATGACGGCTGGATTCGGACCGAGCCGGCGATCGTGTAGAACACGATTTGAGCCGACGCGTAGTTGGTGAGTGTCACGCCGATGTTGCACAGGCCGGCCGGTTGCAACCCGTAGGACCCGGTAATCGACACCTCCATCCAGCCGTTGCTGATCGCTTGCACCTCTTGGATCGAGTTGTATGACTGCGTCGGAGCGGGACCCCCTGCCGCTTGACTGAAGAGGCTATAGACCGCGCCGTTCGCGGTACCGGAGAACCGATACATGACCAGGACGGCATTCACGATGAGCGTGCCCGGAATGGGAAGTACTGGCTGGACGACGCCGTTGTATGCAGTGCCGCCGCCATTGATGGGGACGGCCGGGCCAGCGCTGAAGTACACCTCTCGTCCGCAGCTCGGTTTCCACGTACCGGGTGTGCCAGCAGTCCAACAGAGCCATTCGATGTTCGATGAGTCCAACCACCGGTCGCCCCTCGCCCACGTGCCCGTCGTCGGTGGCCCGCCCACGGTCGTACTGCTTCCGATGCCGGGCACGGCGAGCCCGGAGCGAGCGGCAGGAGCGGTAGTCGCCCCGGTGCCGCCACTGGCGATGCTGAGCGGGAGCGTGAGCGGGTTGGGGTCGTCGCTGTCGTACCAGAGGTCACCGACCTTGGGCGTGCCCGTCGGTGCGTTGATCCCGACGTAGGCGTTCTCCGCCCACGCCGGGTTCCACTGCGTGTCGTAGTCGGTGGCGGACTTCTTGACGAGCTTCTGCGAGGTGGTGCCGCCGGGGACAAGCCCGGGTCCTGCGGGACCGGTCGAGCCTGCAGGTCCGGTGGCGCCGGCCGTGCCCGTGTCGCCCTTGACGCCTTGCGGGCCGGTGGCACCTGTCGGCCCGGTGGAACCAGCGGGGCCGGTCAATCCCGTGTCGCCCTTGTCGCCCTTGGGTCCCTGCGATCCAGTGGTGCCCGCCGGACCCGTTGCGCCGGTCGCTCCGGTGGGGCCGGTCGGTCCCGGCACGGTCGAGGCGGCGCCGGTCGCGCCCGTATCACCCTTGGGTCCCTGCGCTCCAGTCGCGCCCGTCGGCCCGGTGGGTCCCGTGGGTCCCGGCACAGTCGAGGCGGGACCCGTCGCACCGGTCGCTCCCGGGTCGCCCTTATCGCCCTTCGCACCAGTAGGTCCGGTCGCGCCGTCGGCCCCGGCCGGTCCGGTCGAGCCCGTGTCACCTTTCGGTCCTTGCGCTCCGGCGATGCCGGGGGGTCCGGTGGCACCGGTCGTGCCGGGGACGCCTTGGGGGCCTTGGGGGCCGACGTCGCCCGTGTCGCCCTTCGCACCGGTCGCACCGGTCGCTCCCGGGGTACCGGGGTCACCCTTGGGTCCGGGGTCGCCTTGCGGGCCGGGGGCACCGTCGAGCCCGTCGATGCCGTCGGCACCGGCCGGGCCAGCTGCCCCGTCGACACCGGGTTCACCTTGAGGTCCGGGGGCTCCATCAGCCCCGGGGGGTCCGGCGGGTCCGGCGGGTCCGGGCACCGTCGAGTCGGCCCCGGGGGGACCTGGTGCCCCGTCTACGCCGTCGATGCCGTCTTCGCCGGGGGGACCGGCAGGGCCGTCGGCTCCGGGTGGTCCAGCCGCGCCGGCAGGTCCCGTTGCCCCATCGGCACCGTCAGCACCCGGGGGTCCAGGTGCCCCGTCGATCCCATCTGCGCCGTCTGCACCGGGGGGGCCGGGCACGCCTTGGATGCCTTCCACGCCCGGCGGGCCGGCGGGTCCGGGCGGACCTTCCGGTCCGGGTTCGCCGCCTTCGCTGATGATCAGTTCGATCACATCGGCCGGCGTGACGTTGAGTGCGACCGTCTCGTCGGTGAGCGACAGCGAGACGTCGTCGGTGATGGCGTTGAGGTGCACCTCATCGGCATCGGTCGAATAGTCCAGCACGATCGCCGGGTTGGCCGTGGTGGCGTCGAGCGCCACCACTGCGTCGGCCAGGTCGAGCGCGACGGTCTCGTGATGGAAGTCGAGAGCGACCCCTTCGGGGGCGGGCTCGTTCAGCTCGACCGGCTCCGTAGAGATGAGGTCGAGCGTGATCTCAGGCACTGTTCGCCTTCATCAGCGCCGCCCGCTTGGCGGCGTTCGGGTTGACCGGGGCGGCCACGGCCTTGACGATCGGTCCCGGGTCGTCGCGGGACACGTCGGGCTGCATCTTCAGCCCGGTGCAGATCCACCACGTGCGGATCGTGTCGCCGGTGGTCTGGTCCAACTCTTCGAGGTCGAACACCATCTTGTCTTTGAGCAGTGCCGTCTCGTCGCCGGTCAACGACATGAGCACCTGGGAGGGGACGGTGCCCCCGCCGGGCGTCACGACCGTGCACGTGAACGACACGACCAGGGCGGCGTCGTAGGTGGTGCGCACCTGTGCCCGCCAGTCAGAGCCCGAGACGTCGAGGGGGACACCGTCAACCGAGATGTTGACCGGGATGGTCAGCGGGTCGCCTCGCACGATGGCCCCGTTGTTGGGATAGGGCGAGGTGGCGGCCATCAGATCCTCCTACAGAGGTTGGCGCTGTTGATTTGGTCAGCAGCGTTGAGCAGCACGAGGCAACCGCAGGCGAGGATCGCCCCAGCGGCCAGGTAGGCGACGGCGAGCGCTATCACCATCCAACGGTCGTTCATCCGCCACCACCTGCCGGGGGCATCGGCGCCCCGCCGTAGGTGCGCTGGGACTGCTGGACGTCAGCCACGGGCGTCGCGACCGGGGACTCACCTTCGAGTGTCCCGTCGGCCATCTTCTTGATGGCCTGCTCGTGGCGTTCCTGGTCTTCGAGGATGAGGTCCCCGAGTTCGGGGCTGTAGGTGATCTCCCCGTTGTCGTCCTCTGAGCCGGTCAACGCCCGCACCCGTTCGGCGATGGTGCCGCCCCCGTAGGCGGGCACGATGATGGTGTCGGCCACGTTGAACGCCCGGTAGGGGCGGTCGGCGACGCCCATGGGTTCAAGGTCGGCGGCGATGGCGGTGCGTTGGTCGGCGAAGATGGTGAGCTGTTCGCCGGCCACCCGGTCCACCTCCTGGGGGGACTGGAGCGCACCCAGGCCCATGAGGGCCTCACGACGCCCGTAGGTGGTGATGGACGCCTCGTTGCGTACTTCCCGCCAGCCACCGATCCAGCGGCACAGGAGGACGTTGACGGGCATCTCAGTCGACCCTCGTGTACGTCAGGCCGGCCAAGTTGCCGGAGTAGGGGTCGTTCGGGTCGGTGACGCCGTGGAGGACGACGTCGTCGCGGTGCACGCCCCGTTGGCCCTTCACCCAGGCGTGAAGGATGAACCGGCCCGGCTCCATCCAGATGTCGACGTAGGTCTCGCACATCTCCTTGAAGAACGTCAGGTAGTCGGCGCCGACCTTCGTGGCGATGTCGGTGACGGTCGGCCACGGAGTCCCGTCGGAGTCGACCTCGTGGGTGAACCCGATGCCGAGGAACGAAATCGTCTTACGGGACCAGCCCGATTCAACGAGGCACCGGTCGATGACCTCACCGGGCGTCCACCCCGGGGGACCGGGCGGGTAGTCGACGATCTTCGTGCTGGTGTCGGACTGGAAGATGGGGTCACCGACGAACACGCCCGTGTTGTCGTCGAACCGCCACCCGGCGAACATGACACTGAACGGATTGATCCACCGGCCGAACATGTCGGACCACATGGGACCGATCTCGGAGTTGTGCACGGCCACGGACAGGATGTGCCAGCCGGGGGCGACGTCGACCTGGAAGTTGATGAGGTCGCTGTTCGTGTTCGTCCACTCGAACGTGTCCCACTGCAACATGCCGTCGAACCACCACCGGGACTCGTCGTCGGCGACGCCGTAGATCTCCAGGATGCGGGTCGGGTCGTCGTCACCGATCCAGAACAGGTGCCGGAAGTAGCACCAGCCTCCAGGGGCCAGCCAGTAGTCGCCCTGGTTGGAGGTGAGCGCCCAGCAGCCCGGTAGCGGCCACTCGGTGACGCCCTGGAACATGCCGGAGCCGTCGGGTTCGCCCGGGGGGTTGCCGTTGGTGCCCGGCCAGTACTGGGCGTACAGCTTGGCTGTCGTCCACGCCGTGTCGTCATAGGCGTTGGACTGCCAGGAGAAGTAGCGGTCGATTTCGATGGGGTGCATGCTCATGCCTTCGGGTCCCCGGGGCATGGCGTCGAGACTATTGGCCGGGTACACAAGCGCTTCGGACAGGATGTCGAGCAGGCCCTTGCCACTGAAGCGGGTCACCTGTTCGATCTCTTCGCCCCGGGCGATCTGGACTCGTTCGATCTGTTGCACGATCCAGGCGAAGCAGGCGTAGCCCTCGTCCTCGAAGCGGATGATGTCGCCGGGTTGCACGAGCGTGGACTGGGGGTCCTCGTTCGGGATCGTCATGCTGGCCGAGCCGGTCTCGTTGAGTTCGTCCTGCCACTTACGGGCCATGGCCCCGGTGAGTTCGGCGACCACGGGGCCGATGTTGGGGCGGTGGTGCAACGTGGCCCGCAGGCGGGGCGGTACGACCCCTTCGATGCCGACCATCGGTGAGCCGGCCATCGCTCCGGACACGGCGCCGACCATGGCGAAGAACTGGTCGGGTGGTGGCGGCGGTGGCGCCTCTTCGAGGTAGTAGTGCAGGTCGCCCCGTCGGGTCACAGCTTGATGACTTTCACCAGGAACGAGGCGTCGGTGGCATCGGAGTGTTTGGCCCTGATGATCGCCGACCACGACCCGTCGACCAATGGGACCGGCATCGACTGGTAGCCGGCCCACGCACTGCCCGAGAGGAGATCGAAGTCGGCGAGAGGGGTGGCGACGTGTTCGACCACGGCGAACTGTCCGAGTCCTTCGGGGGCGGCCAGCACCTGCGTGGTGAGCGTGTCGGTGGGGTCCATCGCCGAGACGACGACGAACACGAACGTTCCCGGCCCGGTCATGGGGGCGCCGATCGTGCGCCACACGTCAGCGGCGGCCGGTCCCAACGTCTCGGTGTAGACCAGTTCCATGCGATGCCCCTAGATCTTCATCAGGTAGTCGAAGCTGAATGTCACGTCGGCGCCGTTGGGTACGACGCTGATGGGGACCGTGTCGGCCCGCTGGTCGCAGTAGGACAAGAGCACCCCGGGATCGGGCGTGTTGTCCTGGTAGAACACGATCCCGGTCACCTCAGCCCCGGTGAGGTCCACGTACACGAGGTCGGCGCACAGGGCTACCCCGTCGGTCACGTCGGTGACGGACACGATCAAGGCGGCACCGACGGTGCCGGTGAGGTCGTCGGTGGTGTCGTGTGCCGCGTTGTACGTGTAGCCGGCCCCGACCAACTGAGCCTTGACCGTGTCGGCCAGCAGGTCGATCTGGCCCCGCAGCAGTGCCGTCTTCGCCGACGGGTAGATGACCCTCATGCGAACGCTCCTGACATGAGGGCGATGTCCATCGAGGCCGACACGGCGCTCGGTCCGTAGTCATCGACCACCTCGAAGCCCCGCACTTGGATCGTGGCGGTCAGGTCGGGAGCGCCCAGGCGTTTGATGACGGCGGTGCGAGTGCTGCCGGCGTTCCCCGGGTTGTTGACGATGAAGGTCTGCAGGTGGGCGATGTTGGCCCACAGGCCAGCGACGGCGTCGGCGTTGACCGTTCCGTCCCAGGAGACGTCGCCGAAGATGGCGAGCTGCAGTGTGCGCATCGTCAGATCGGGTCGCCACGGCAGGGCTCGCTGGCCCCGGGCGCCGGGCATGACCCGGTTGTCGCCCCGCACCGCCGGCGCTCCGTAGAGCAGGTGGATGTCGAGGTGCTCCCAGGCGGGCGTCGACAACGGCACCCCGTCGATCTCTAAGTGGTGCGAGAACCGGATCTCATAGGCCATCAGATGCGGCCCTTCGTGCGGGTCTTCACCCTGAGCTGACGGCGGACCTCGTACGCGGTCTGGACGGGCTGTTCAGCGCCGTAGATGTTGATGTCGCCGACGCTGATGCCGTCGCCGCCCTTGACGGCCCCGGCGTCGAGGGGGATGACCTTGCCGCCCGTGAGGGGCAACAGGAACTGCTTGCCGCCTTGCTGCCACAGTTCGGGGACGCCGGCCTCGTTCACGGTGGAGAGCTGGCCGGCGGCGAGGGGACCGCCGGAGCGTCGGCGCGGCACCTTCTGTAGCCCCATGCCGGGGACGACCACGTACTGCTCCCCGTCGATCTCAACGACCTCGCCTTGAGGTAGACCGGGGCTGGCTGGCGGGGGGGCCGCCGGTGGCGGCTTGGACGCATCGTTCAGCGCCTTCACCTGGTCGATGATCGGTTGGATGGCGCCGGCCACCTGCGGGTACTTCGTCTTCAGCATCTCCAGGTAGGCGATGAACGGGTCGAGCTGCGTGTTCGAGTTGTGGATGAGCGTCTCGAACTCGCCCTGCTTCTGGTTCAAGTCCGACGCCGCCCTCACGGTGGCGTCGGTGGCTTCGGTGACCTTGTCGTGGGCGTCCTTCACGGCCTGATCGGCGACCACGACCTTGTCGTTGGCGTCCACGACAGCCAGGCGGGCGTCGGCGACCCGGCGGGCCGAGTCCTCAGCTTCCTTCTGCGCTCCGACGACGTCCCTTTCGGCGCTGGCCACGTCGGCCCGCGCCTTCGCCAGGTTCTTATCGTGGGCGCCCCGCGCCTCATCGAGGGCCACCCTGGCCCGCCGTACGTCGAGCTGGCCCTGCTGGCGATCCAGCGGGTCACCGGACGGTTTGCGTAGCGCCGCCTGCGCCCGACGGAGCCCGAGCTGGGCCTGCTTGAGGTCGAGCTGTTCATCCTGGGTCGGACCCTTCAGCAGTTCCTGGTAGGTCGCCCTGGCCTCGGTGAGCGCCCTCTGAGCGTCGGCCACCTTGAGCAGTGAGTCCCGTTGGGCGTCTTGAGCATCGCCGACCTTGCGCACGGCATCAGCGGCGTCCCGGCGGGCTCCGGTGGCGGCCTTCTCTGCGTCGGTGACGCCCTTCTGCGCGTCGGACACCTTCTTGAGAGAGTCCTCGAATGCCTTGGTGGCGTCCTGCACCCCGAAGAACCCGGCGGCCAGATCTTTGGCCTTGTCGGCCAGGTTGCCGGTAGCGGTCGCCGCCTGAGAGAGGACGCCGCCGTGCTTGGCAACCTCGGCGTTGTAGCCGGCCAGTGCGGCCTCGGTGTCCTTGTAGACGACGCCAGCGTTGCGCTGATTCGAGAGCCACTGGAAGATCACATCCGCGTTCTCGTGCGTCTTGTCGGCCAGCTCCTGGGAGACCTTGATGTCGGCCCGGGTGGCGACGATGTGTTCGCCGAGGGCGACCGCGGCGTCGGCGTACGCCTGCTTATCAATCGGGTTCCACGTGCTGTCGGCCGACGCCTTCAAGTCGTTGATCTGCGTGATCGTCTTGTCGATCTCGTCCTGGGCGTTCTTGATGCCCCCGCCCGCTACGTTGTTGGCGAACACGTCGCCGAGGCCCTGGGCCGCCGCCCGGTTCTCGTCCAGCTTGTTCTTCCACACGAGGAACGTGGCGCCGATGGACACGGCGATGGCGGCGATGGGCAACAGGACGGTCATCAACGCCGACCCCGCGACCGTCGCCTCCGTCTCCGCGGCGGCCAACCCTTCGGTGGCAACCGTGGCCCCTTCGGTGCCGGCCACCATCGAGGTCATGGTCGCTTCGGAGAACAGGCCGAGCTGGATCACCTCTGCGCTGGCGGTGGAGAAGGCGAACTCCAACTGCTCGACGGCGACGACCTCGGTTTCGGTCGCCACGACGGCCGCTTCGGTGGCCGTGGTCTCTCCCAACAGTGCGGCGGTGTTGGCTTCGAGCGCCGCCGTCTGCGCCGCCTGGGCACCGGCCGCAGCGGACGCCGCCCCGGTGAAGATGCCCAAGACGTCGGCGATGGCACCGATCGAGTAGGCCGCCGGGCCGAGCACGGCCAGGCCGGCCCCGACGATAACCAGGATGTTCTTGAGGGGGCCGAGGGAGTTGAAGATCTCCAGGGCGGCCCCGGCGGTCTGAGCGAACAGCGTCTTGATCGGCGTGACGCTCTGGCCCAGCTTGACCATCTCGGAGGACAGTTCGGCGCTGGCCTGCTTCGCCTTGAACCCTTCGGTGTTGGCCGTGACCAGGAACGCCGCGTTGAGCTTGTTGGCCGAGTCGGTGGTGTTGGCGAAGACCCGGTCGATCTTGCCGCCCTCGTTGTTCAACAGCCCGAAGACGCCCGTGAGGGCTCGCACGTTGCCGAAGATCTGGGCGAGCTGTTCGTCGGCTTCTCCGCCGTTGGCGACGATGCCGTCACGGATCTGGCGGATGCCGGCCACGATGCCCTTCTGGCGCATCGTGTCTTGGATCTGCTGGACCGACAGGCCGATCTTGCTGAGAGCCTGGGCGGCCTGCTCGGAGGGGTCGAGCATGCCGTTGAAGATGCCGCGGAGCTGCGTGGCCGCCATGGCGGCGTTGGTGCCCTGCAGTGACAGGCCGGCCATGGCGCCGACGATCTGATCGAAGCTGATCCCCAACTGCGAACCGAACGGCAACAGCTGGCTGATCGAGCCGGCCAGCTGATCGGCCGGCACCTTCGACTCCTGCACGGCACCCGTGAGGATGTCGGCCGCCTTCGCCGCCGACAGGTTCGCCGTGCCGTAGGCGTTCATGGCGGAGGTCAACAGGCCGGCAATGGTCGCCATGTCGCCCAGGCCGACCGCGGCCGACTTGCCGACGACGTCGAGGGTCCTCATCGCCTCGGCACCCTTGATGCCCGACGACGTGATCAGGTACAGCGCGGCGGCGGCGTCCTCGCCGGTCTGGCCGTAGCTGGCCGCCAGATTCAGCACCTCATCTGACCACTCGTTGGTCTGGGCGATCCCGGTGCCGGTGAGGGCGGCGACCTTCGTCATCGACGTGTCGAACGTCGAGAACGCCTGATCGGCGGCGTGACCCAACGCCAGCAACGGGGCGGAGATGCCGAAGCTCAACTGCCGACCGACGCGGGTCGCCTGCGTGCCGAACTGCAGCATCCGGCTCGACAGGGTCGCGTTGACGGCGTCGCCCGCCTGGCCGGCCGCGGTCGTCAAGGACCGGCTGAGCTGTTGGCCGGCAGCGGCGGTGTCGAAGCTGACACCGACGTAGACCTGGCCCACGTATTGAGGCATCAGCTCACCTGCATCATCAGCGAGAACTCACGGGGCGTCATGACCGGAGTGGTGTCGACCGGCTCGACACGGCCGGGACGGGGAACGTGGACCATCTCGGGGAGGTTGCCCTTGATGCGTCCGATGAGAGCTTCGGACCGGATGATCGAGAGCATCTCCAAGATCTGAGCGAGCAACTCTTCGGTGATGGTGAACCGCTCGGAGATGGCGTCCTGCCGGTCGTGTAGTGCGGCCAGCAGCGACGTCACCATCGCCGGGTCGAGGTCCATCAGGTCATCGGGGGGCATGCCCGTCTCGATGGCCAGCTGACAGATCAGCCGGCCCCACGTCCCCGCTTCGTAGGGGGGACGACCTCCACCTCCACGACCTCCAGCGTCAGCACGGAGTCGAGCCACTTCTCGAAGTCACCGATGGGGCGGCCCATGCTGATCCAGACCATGTAGTGCACGCCCTCATTGGGCGGGTACCGGTCGGAGCCGTCGAGGGCGTGGCCGGGCCAGCGACGCTCGCACTCCACCACCGCCCGGCTGGTGCAACGCACCTCCACCGGCTCAGCCAGCAGCTCGTCCACGTAGTGCACCCGGAACAGGCCCAGGCCCGTCTGCGCGGCGCTGGTGTTGTTGGAGTAGCCCTTGGGCGTGGCCGCGGGGCTCACTTGGCGCCGACCTTGGCCCGGCGGGTGGTCTCTTCGGACGGCGCCACGTCGGTCTCGCCCTCGTAGGCGTTGTCCTCAACCACGTCGCCGTTCTCGTCGGTGCGGGTCGTGCCGTTGCCGTTGGCCGACAGCAGCGTGCCGTCCGCCATGGCCGGGTCGTTGGTGGAGATGGTGAACGGCTCGGAGCCGTCGGGAGCGGCGAGGATCGTCATGGTGACGGGCATGGTGGCGGCGTCGTCCCGGACGTACTTGAAGGTCACGCCCTCCTTGTTCTGGCACTTCTTGATCTCCCACCGGTAGACGATCGTGCCGTCGATCATCTCGACCAGCGCGGCTCGCTCGACCACCTCGGAGATGCTCGGCGGCGTGTAGGTGAAGATGCCCGTGGCCGTCCCTTCCTCGGCCCACGTGCCTCCACCGAGGGCGATGGCGAACTGCTCTTGACCGGACTGCATGAGACCGAACTTGAAGCTCTTGGGGAGCTTGGTCGTCATGATGCGGATGGGGTCGAGCGACTGCATCGCTTCGATCTCCGTGGTCTCCCGGGCGAACTCCCATTCCACGCCGTCGGTCGACACGTAGCCGGTGTCGATCCACGCGGGGATGGTGGAGATGGCGGTGCCGATCGGCGGGAACGCCGTCCCGACGGGGGCCATGTAGATCTGGGTGGCGCCGCCTACGCGGACGGCACTGGCGTCATTGGCCATGGGGGCCTCCTGGCTCTTAGGGGTGGGAGTAGATGAAGGCGGAACCGACGTACCGGGGCTGCGGTGGGTCGTATCCGTCGTCGGGGAGGTACCGGAGACCTCCGAAGGTCACGCCGGTGATGACACCGAGGGGATGAGTGCCGACCAGCTCGGTGTCGAGGGCTGAGCGGGCGGTGTCCATGATCTGGCGGGCCATGACTTTGGGTCCGCCGTAGGCGTCGAACTGGATGTAGCTCTCATCGAGGTAGAGCGGTCGGGACGTGACCGGTGTGCCGCCGATGAGCGTGATGCGGAAGAGCGGGAACTTGGCCCGGTTGGGTAGCTCGGTGACCACCCGGTCTTCGACCAGGGCGACCATGTCGGGGCGGGCTCGCAGGAACGTCGAGACGAGCCGCTCGACGTCGACCGTCATTCGGAGCCCGGCTCCGGCTTGGCCTTGGGCTTGAGCTTGAGGCCGAGCGAGCTGATAGCCGAACGGATAGGGGCGTACGTCGGGTTCTTGACGGAGCCCCACTCCACGAGGTGGGCGAAGGGGTCTTCGTTCCACACTTGGAACCCACCGGCCACCTTGCGGATGGCGAACGCCGCCTTGTACCGGCCGTGCTTCATGGGGCGACGATGCGGCCACGACAGGGACTTGCCGTACGGGGCGACGCGCACGGCCGACTCTTCGATCATGACGGCGACCTTCTCCAGCGCCTGCTGCATGGTCGGGTCGTTGCGCAGGAACTGGTTGAGCGTCCCGTCGTTGATGACGACCTTGGCCCGTGCCATCAGATGCGCCGCTGCATGGTGGCCTCGATGTGGCTCTCGTAGCCGGTGACGGGGTCAACCACGATCCACGGGTTGCCGAGCACCTGCAGGTCGAGCCCTTGCACGCTCACCGCGTCGTTGGCGTCGATGAGGGCGGACGGCAGGAAGTAGATCGTCCACCGCTCGTGCTCGATCTCATCGGTCTCGCCTCGGGTCGACTGAGCGAGGTAGCACCGCTCCGTCGTGTCGGTCACCACGGCGATGGGTTGGTCGCCGTACTCGTCGGTGACGCCCGGGTCGGAGTGGTGGATCACGCAGGGCGTGCGGATCAGTTGGTGGATGGCGTGGTCCCTCATGTGCCTAGGGGGAACCAGTCGGCGTCGGGTGTGGAGAGTCCTTCGGCGTTGTCGACGGGCACGTAGCCGACGGTGGTGCCGTCCCAGCCGAAGCCGGGCTTGAGCATCACCTGCTGCAGGGTCCCCGAGCCGGGGCCACCGCCGATGAGTTGGCCCAACAGGTCGCGCTCGGCTTGGGAGAGCCAGGCGCCGCCGTAGCGGACCGACACGGCCCCGAGCTGGGCCGCTTCGATGCCGGCGGGGTTGTACCAGCCCCGCAGGGCGGCGCTGGCCGTGATGGTCACGCAGATGTCGGGGACGGCGCCGAGGGTGACGCCGTCGTCGTCCATGAAGTCGTCATGGGCCGCCATCCGCACGAGGGCCGAAGCGTCGTTGAGCAACGCTCCGGCCCGCGCTTGCTCGTCAGCATCAGCGATGACGTGCCCGATGCGGGCTTCGAGGTCGGCGATGGTGGCGAGCGGCGGCAACATCAGGGGCCTGCCACCACGCGGATGGCCCGTGCGGCGTCGAGCACCTGGGCTCCGGCGAAGGTGTTGACCACGCCCCTGTCCTGCATGAAGGCGCTGTCGTAGTCGCGGATGAAGCGCAGGGCGATGCCCTGATAGGCGACCGACGAGCCGAAGGAAACGCCGGCCGGTACCTCGGGGGCACGGAGCACGAACACGAAGGCGTCCCGGCTCATGATGATGAATGAGTTGGCCGCCAGCTCGGTGGAGCCGATGACGGGCATGCCGTAGAGCCGGCCGATCTGTGCTTCCCGGAGGGCTTCGGTCGAGCCGGAGTCCTGGTAGCGCACGAGCCGGTTGGCCTCGTCGATGAGCAGAAGCATCTCGACCTCAGGCGACACGACGAGCACCCGGCCCTGCTTGGGCACGAAGCGCTTGTCGAGCGTCATCCTCGCTTCGAGGATGGCGGCGTGGATGGCCGCGGCGTCGAGCGTGGGCGTGATCGTGGCCGAGGCCGGGAAGGCGTTGATGACCGCGGCCAGCACGCCCTCAGCGGCGATGCCCACGGGCTGGGCCAGCGGCTCGATGACCTGGCGGGTGAAGTCGACCAGCTCGAAGGTCAGGTCTTCGTCGGTGATCGGCGCGCCCTTGTAGAGCATCGGGCCGATGGTGACGGGGACGGTTGCTTCGTTGATGCGGTCCAGCACGATCGGCGTGGCGGCGTCACGCAAGGTCTGCGTGTACGTGCGAGCCCCGCCACCAGTCACGGTCGGGGGGGTGCGGACGTTGACGACCGTGCCCGACCCGCCGGTGAAGTCAGCCGAGACGTCGGTGTTGACGAGACGGGGCAGGATGAGGTCCTGCACCAGCGCCCCGATCATCAGTCGGGAGACGACCTCGGGCGTGTAGAAGACGTTTGCAGCCACGGCGTACCTCCGGGGTTAGACCGTCGTGCGCCATGGCGGGCTCGACGGGGTTACTTGATCTGCTCGCCCCGGCCCATACGGATGAGGGTCACGGGGTCGAGACCGTCGAGCTGGTTGCCTGACGGTTTGCCGTTGACCATCCGCTCAGTGGGTCGGCCGGGCATGGTTGGCTTGTTGTCGCCCATGGCCTTGAGCAGCTCATCGGCGTTGGTCTCGACCTCGGCCTTGGTTGACCCGGTCAAGAACTTGATGAGCTGAGCGGACAGGCCCTTCTCGACGCCCACGGTCTGGACCATCAGCGCCTGCTCGGCGAGCTTGCGGGCCTCGGTCTCTTTGGCCAGCTTCTCCGTGGCCTTCTGGACCTCGGACTTGTTGGCCTCTTCGGCGTCCTTCGCCGCCTTGGCCAGTGGCTCGAGCTCCTTGAGCTTGCGCTCCAGCTCTCGGCGGGCAGTGCGTTCGGCATCGAGCGCCTTCTTGCCGGGCTCGCCGAGCGCCTCTTCGCCGGGGACTGCCGGCTCGGGTGCAGGATCGAGGCCCGGGATGGGCGTCGGTGCAGGGGGCGGTGCACCCGGAGCGGGTGCGGGGGCGGGGGTGTCACCCATCGCGGGCGTCCTCCTGTTGTTGGTCGGGTGCGTCGCGCACCCGGCGGATTAGATGAGGCGGGCCTGGCGTTCCCGCTCACGGCTGCGTTCGCGGGCCACCGAGACCCGTTCGACCGCACCAGATGCCTTCAGCTCCCGCAGGCGGGCCTGGTTGATGGCCTTGCCGGGGTCGAGTTCGTGCATGGCCGGCACGGTCGTGCAGTGGCAGTTGAGATGACCGAAGGTGGCCGACGCCTGCGTCTTGTAGAGCTGCGTGGCCACCACCCGGCACCATTCACACGCCGTCGGGTTGATGACCCGACGCCAGCCTTGGGTCTTCGTCGCCGACTGGTTCAGGCGGGCCACGGCCCCGTCGTTGGTGGCGCTGTAGCCGGTCATCTCGGCGACGCTGGCGCCTGACTCCTTGGCCTGGTCATACGGCATGCCTTCGGACAGGTTGTGCCAGGTGCGGGTGAACGGACCTTCCCAGGCGATCTCCGGGGCGAGCAGGTCGGATGGCGTGATCGCCGTGCCGGTCATCTCGGAGATGTAGGCGGCGGCCAGGTCTCCCGCTTCGGCGATCCCGGCGCTGGTGTAGGGCGACGCTTCGGCGATGAACGCCTCAATGTCGCCCCGGTCGGTGTGCGCCAGGTTGGCGAAGATGTCCCGCAGGGCCACGCCGACCAGTTCGGCCAGTGCGTCCAGCTCGGAGATGTAGGCCAGGGTCAGCTCGACCGCTTCGGCTTCGGTGATGGTGAGCGTGTCGGCCATCAGTTACCCGTGGCCAGCTTCTGCTCGATGTTGGAGCCGGGCGTGCCCTTCGTGGGCTTCTCTCCGCCCGGGGGCACCTCGGCGACACCAAGGGCCTTCTGTCGAGCCAGGTCACGGGCCGCCTGCAACTTGGCCTTGGCCGCTTCGGCCCGCCACAACTGCAGGTCGGCGCCGGTCGTGTCGGGCACCTTCTCCCACAGGGCGCTGGGCGGGATCTCCAGCATCGTCGCCATCTTCCCCAAGGCGTCGACCTGTTGGGCGATGGAACGAGGATCGGTGTCCCGCCACCAGATCTGCGCTTCGGTGTCATTGGCGGCGGCCTGGTCTCCGGCGGCCACCCCACCGATGCGGAACACCTGCTCCCACGCCTCACCGAAGAGCACCTGATGGTCGGCGACCTTCTTTGCCAAGGTCGTGTCCGCGGCCAGCAACGCCTCGGCGGAGAGGTTGACCAGGTCCCCCAACAGGTAGTGCGGGGGCGTCTGGGACAACAGCCCGTAGACCCGCAGGGACTGCTCGATGGCCTCCACGATGTTCTTCAAGTTGGCCTCGGGGAGCGAGCCGAACTTGGCGTTCTCGTCCCCCGTGATCCACAACGACTTGGCGAACGCGGCCAGGTCGACCAGCGGCTCACCGTTGGCGTCGGTCTGCATGTAGAGCCCGGTGGCCCACTTCTGGGGAGCCGCGGCGTAGGTCTGCGCCACCAGCAGATCGAAGACCGTCTGATTCAGCCGGTCCTGAATCGGGATGCAGGGACCCACCTCGCCGTCGGGGTAGCGGGTCAGGTTCCACTGGTTGCGGAACGGCACGATCGGGCACTCGCCCAGGTTGTGGACCGTCGTCTCCAGGATCTCCACCTGGCGGCCGTTCGTCTTCACCACGTAGCGGGCGTACTCATCGAGCACGTGCCAAACCTGCAGGTCCTCCGCGCTGGTCACCTCTTGGCGGGCGCCCTGCTTGAGGGCTAGGAACGGCCAGTCGTCGCTGAAGTCCTCGAAGCCCAGCCACCACTCCCGGGGCGACACAGGCCGCATGACCGGGACCTGCTCGCCGTCCTTCACGCCGGGCAGGACCATGCAGCCGGCGTAACCGTTCTTGGCTGCCTCGTCATACAGCGCCTTCTGGCGGGCATCGAGCCCATTGGCCTGCCACCACTCCCACTGCGGGGCGTTCTCCACGCTGACACGGGACGGTCGGAACCCGTCCACGATGAGGCGTTGAGTCAGTGTGTTGACCACGAGCCGGGTCAGGTTGGTGGTGGCCCGCTCGACCAGTTCCTTGAACTCCCTCGTGGCCGTCTTCGGCTCATACGGCTTGCGCTGGATGCCGCAGTAGTACAGCTCAAACCAGTCGAGGCGAGCCCACTCCTGCTGAGCCACCGGCCCCCAGTTCTTGATGGCCTCGGCGATCTCGATCGGTCCGTTGAGACGCATCAGGGTTCCTGTTCGATCTGCTCGCGTGCGTCCGACGTGGCCAGCACATCAACCGAGGTCACCGTGATGGCGTAGAAGCTGATGAACAGCAGCACCCGGCCGAACCACGGTTCGGGCACGGTCGGCAGCCACCACGACAACGGCCAGCCGATCACCACCGACGCGATCAGGTGCGCCATGGCGATCTGTCGCCGAGTCGATGGGCGCATCAGATCGCCCACTCGATCGGGTCGTCGGCCTCATCGCCCCACCCGTCCCAACCGGGGCGGGTGCCACGAGAGAACAGCTCCAGGCGTGGCCCGGGGCTGACCGTCTCGACCATCGTGAAGAAGTCGTTGGGCTTGCGCGAGTGCGGTCGATGCTGGCGGCGCCAGTTGAACCACGTGCGGGGCACCTTCGATGTCGCCGGCAGTACGCCCCGGCGAGCGAACAGGCAGAACTCGGTGGTGATGCCGTAGCACCCACCGAGCCCGCCACCCATGGGCGTCTTCGCCCACACGAGCGTCGTGGAGTACCGGAACCCCCAGGCCCGCAGCACCGTGAAGGCGTCGGCCAGGAACCCGTTGGTGGTCCACAGGTAGAGGTGGGCGGCATCATCGGCCAGCCCACCCACAGGCATGGCGGCGATGGCGTCGATCGACATCGTCGGGAACGGCATCGGCTTGGACGGCCCGGGGATGGTGTCAGTCCAGACGTTGCCGCCGCGCGCCGGTCCTGACCCCTTCTGCGGCCAGGGCGGGTCGGCGACGATCGTCCGGTACATCAGATCCCCACGAACCAGGACGGCCGGCGGGCGTTGAGCATGCCCTTGGAGATGCAGTCCCGCCGGGCCTCCGACGAGATGACCGCGGCCATGGCGGCGTCGATCTTGTTCGGGGAGTGCGGGCGGTCCTTGGTGAGCGTGTAGAGGTTGCGGCCGTCATCGTCGGTCGCCGGCAACAGCTTGCGCCGAGCGTTGGCGATGTGGCGGGCGAAGGTGCTGTCGCCGTCATGCGTAACAT